TCCCGTGAAGTCAAACGTCTTCCCTGGCCTGGATGTCCACGACGTTACGTTGGCTCCGTTACTGAGGCCCGACAAGAACCGTGCATCAATGGCATAGCCTGCGCCAGCATGGACGGGGTTCAGATGCCTCACTCTCCGTCCCATCACGTCACCTTCGTCAGCATCACGCCGATCACCTCAAGGTCAACGCCGAGTGTGTCGGAGCCGTTGGTTGCATCCCGGTAGATCTGCAGGGCACAGGGACGGCCATCGGCAACAGTGCCTCCTGGGGTGATGCCGGGAGTGGCTGCGCTTTGGTGATGGATGTTTACGCCAAGACCGTTGTCTGTCACCGTTTGAGCCGTGCCAAAGGCGGTATCTTGCGCGGTGTTGTCCTCGTACAGTCGGGCCTGTGCGCCCATCACCCAGTTACCACTGCCGGTGGTGTACTTGCAGAAGAAGATTGCTGAGAATGTGTTCCAGCCCGTAGGCCATGCAAACCAGATCTGGGCGTGTTCTTGGGTGCCTGCATCGAACAGCAGCAGGTCGCGGTTCACCCGGTTGGTGGCCGTTTCGTCGCTGTTGACCCCGCAGCCGGCCGTGGTGCGCGGGATGAAGTCTGCAGCACCGAACCAGCGGAAGGCATCGCCACCGCCACCGCTACCCGTGCTGGCGATGGTCACCACTCCCGCGCTGCTGGTGCCGGTGGTGGTCAGGGTGATGTTGGCTCCCTCGACGAACTGCACCGTTCCACCCGATGCCGAGAGCGTGATCGTGTGACTGGTCGCGTCGGAGGTGCTGGCGATCGCCTGGTCGCCCGTGTTGGTGCCGGTGGGCAGCGTTGGCAGCCCCGACAGGCTGGAATAGGCGATCTGCGCCCCGTCGCCGCCGTTGTGGTCGTGGCTATTGCCGTTGGTGACCCCCTGCGCCGCAGGCGCGTAGTCCGTTGACGCTGTCGCTGCTGCAGTGCCTAGCGTGGGGCGTCCACTCAGGTCTCCATAGGCCCCGGTTGTGGCAACTGTCGCCAGTCCCGTCACGCCAGTCGCCGGCAGCCCTGTGCAGCTCGTCAACGTGCCGCTGCTGGGGGTGCCCAGTGAGCCGCCCAGCAGCACCGGAGCGCCAGCGCTGCCAGCGTTCACCGCCAGGGCCGTTGCGATCCCTGTTCCCAGACCGCTCACGCCAGTGGCAATCGGTAGCCCTGTGCAGCTCGTCAGCGTGCCGCTGGCGGGGGTGCCGAGGACCGGTGCGATCAGCGTCGGGCCGTTGTTGAACACGACCAGCCCTGTGCCGGTCTCATCAGAGATGACACCGAGGAACTGCGCTGATGTGGTGGCCGCGAACTGGCTCAGGGGGTTGGCCGTCAGGGCGTCGCCGCCACCTGCCAGCGTGAACCATTCCGTGGCGTAGTCGGTGTTGCTGGTCTTCCTGAGCACCTGATTGGTGCTCCCGCCTGCGGGTACGCCTGGGCCGGCAAAGCCGGAGCTGGTTCGACTGGAGCCGAGGTAGAGAGGTGCCATGGTTATGCGAAAGCGATGAGCCCGGTTACGTCGCCGAGTGTCACGGCGCCGTTGTTCGTCAGTCCCTGGCCAGCAGTGACTGCGACGTTGATGGCGGTGGTGAAGGCCAGGCCGCCCTCAAAGGTGATCGTGACCGGCTGATTGGTGGGCAGCGCCACCTCGAATAACGCCGCCGTGGTGCCGAGCGTGATGCTGCCGGATGCCGTGTTCCACACCTTCAGGTACCGCGCTGCCGCGTTGGTGTTGGTGATGACCAGGCCCACCAGCCGCCCAGCGGCGGCCTTGATGCTCTGCACGGCCGGCGTGGCGGGGCAGTTCACGTTGGCAAAGGAGGAGGCGCCGGTCGCGCTGGCGCGGTACTGCACGCCAACGTCCCCGATGGCGTTGGTACCCGCCGCCAGTGCCGCCATCGTGCCCTGGTTGGCCGTCACGGTGCCGCTCACCGCCTGCGTGCCCAGGTTGCCGCCCAGCACCTGGACCGGCAGTGCATGGGAGCCGACCGGATCGCTGCTGGCGATCCGGACCTTTTGGCGCCCCTGGTCCTCGACCTGAAGGAACCCGGTGGTCAGCGTCGTCGTACTGGCTGGCGCGGTGCTGCCGTTCTGTACGACGATGAACAGGTACATCAACACATCAGGGTCGTAGACGTTCTCGACCCTGCTGGCGCGGTTGAGCCACTGATAGCCGGTGTTGCTGGCGACCAGGGAGTCCGAGAGCCCGGCGGTTTGGACGTCGTAGGCGATCTGCGCCACATGCCCCGGGCTGGCGGTGGTGTTGATGGTGGCGGCGGTGTTGCCACTGTTCCAGCCGCGCCGCTGTGCGTCGAAGCTGGCGGTGGTGGCGGTCGTGCCGCTGTACTCCAGCTGGACGTGGTTCCAGCCGTACAGAGTCAAGGTGCCGCTGCCGGAAGCCGGCCAGGCCGCGACTGTGAAGGTCACGGTCAGGCCGGAGACGCTGGCGATGGCGTAGCGGCCGGGGATGCCAGCCGCGCCTGTGATCAGGGAAAGGCGGACGCTTTGGCCGACACTGGCCGCCGTGAATGGGTTGGTCGCCGGGAAGGTAACGGTGACGCTGGTGGCGCTGTTGATCGTGTAGGACAGCGCAGAGCCCACCAGGTCGGCCAGCTCGTAGCGGAAGGTCTGGTTGGCAATCCGCTGGCTCAAGATGACCTTGAAACGAGTCATCAGCGAGCCGCTGAAGGTCTTGATCGAGCGGATGACAGTTTCGGCGTTGACGGTGGTGCCAGTGGTGATGACAAGGTTGCCGCCCGACTGGTTGACGGCCATGCCGCTGCCGGTCTGCAGCAGGGTGAACTCATCGGCCGCCTTGCCGACGATGCCGCTGCCGACTTCGGCGAAGCCTGTGCGGACGAATGGCGTGGAGCTGATGGTCGTGGGCACCGTGGCGGCGCCATCCTCGACAAAGATCAGCAGCCGATCACCGTTGGCCATCCCCGCGGTCGAGCACGCCAGCGTCAGCACCGGGCTCGACCACGTACCGGTAAGCAGGGCCCCTCCTTGCGGCTGGAATAGCAGTGTCCCGGTTGTCACGTTGGCAACGTGCAGGATGCTCTCGAGACTTGCCGGCACAAGCCCTGAAAATGTCACCGTTTTGGCGACGGCGTTGAAGGTGTAGCTGGTGGCCTGAACTTTCATGGTGGTTAGCCGAGTGCGATGGCAAGGCCGGCGGCAAGGGCGAGCGAAGCGCCTGTGGATGGTGCTTCATCGCCGACGACAAACAGGGTCGTGGCGTCATCGGCGAGCACGGCGCGAGTGTTGTACTCCGCCTGCGTGAGCGACACGATTTTGGTCACTCTATCGGCGCCAGTCAGCCCAGCGGTAAGGCTCAGGACAGCTGTATCTCCGAGGTTGGCTTGAGTTACCGCGCCGCCGTCAATCGTCCAGGTGGCGCCACTGCCTGAAACGGTGATGTCACCCTTGTCGCCATCAGTGATACCGGCTCCTCCCCCCGTGGCAGACAGGACGCCAGCGCTCATGCTGAGTCCTGAGCCGATGCTGATCTCTTCCGCTGCCCCCGCTGCCGTCGTTGTCCGCCCAAGCAGCCGGGCCGTGGCCATCGTCACGCCAGCCGCCGGCAACCCCGAGCAGTTGCTCAGCGTGCCGCTGGCGGGGGTGCCAAGGACCGGTGCGATCAGCGTCGGGCCGTTGTTGAACACGACCAGCCCTGTGCCGGTCTCATCAGAGATGACACCGAGGAACTGCGCTGATGTGGTGGCCGCGAACTGGCTCAGGGGGTTGGCTGTCTGGGCGTTGCCGCCACCGCCGGAAGCCGCCCAGGAGACGTCGGCGGCTGCCCCGCCTGACTGCAGGACCTGTCCAGTCGTGCCGGGACCGAGCGCAACCCACCCGGAGGCGCCGCGATAGAGGATCGAGCCCTGGGTGCTGCTGGACCAGTCGAGGAGCTGCGAAAGCGTCACCGCCTCAGGGACGCCGCTGCCGGCGGTGTTGCGGCCGATTAGGGTCTGGGTGGTCAGGTTGGCAAGATCGGCCAGCGTCACGACGCCGCTGTTGATGCTCCAAGTGGCGCCAGATGCGGACACCGTGATGTCGCCCTTGCTGCCGTCGGTCACCCCGCCTCCCGTGGCGGACAGCGTCCCGGCGCTCAGCGTCAGGTTTGAGCCAATGGCGATTTCCTCTGCCGCGCCTGCCGCAGCGGTCGTGCGCCCCAGCAGCCGGGCAGACGACATTGTCAGTCCGGCTGCCGTGAAGTTGCCGGTGACGGTGGAGCCGGCTTGCGTGCCGGTATGCGTTGAGCGATCCCGAAGCTGGGCGTCGCTGGCGTTGGCGGTGGCGCCTGCCGCCACCCCATCGAGCTTGGCTTTGTCGGCGCCGCTCAGGAATCCGGCTGCGCCGCTTGCGACGGCATTGGCGTGGGCCGTACCGCCGCTGCCGACGTGGGCTGTGGGGGCATAGGCGGCGTTGCCTTCTGCTGTTGTCAGATAGCCGGGATGCGGGTCTGCCGCTGCTTCGTGCGCCGTTACAGCTGTGGTGGCGGCCCCGAGAGCCTCTTTGCCGGCCAGGGCCGTCGTCAGCCCCGTGACCTGCCCCTGGGCCAGGGTGAGCTCGTCAGCCCCACCGCTGTTGTGATTGGAGGCGTGGGCCGTCGGCGCCCGGTTGTTGGTCAGCCTGGTGTCGCCCTCGAGGACCGGAGCCGCGCTCGATTGCCGCAGCAGCTTGCCGGTGGTCCCACTGAAGATCGCCACCCTGCCGTCGACGCTGCTGGCCGGACCGACAACGTCGCCTGAGCCACCGCCGCCGCCACCACCGCCGCCGGGGATGTCGACGGTCGTGAAGCCTGCGTTGGGGTCGTCGGAAGCAGTGACGCCGGCGCCGGTGAAGCGGATATTGCCGCGCTGCGGCAGGCGCTGCGTCTCGTCAAAGAAGGTGAGGCGCTCCGGCTCCTGCAGGTCGGGGCGATCGTCGATCTGCCCGCCAGGGACCGGGTAGGGCTCGAGGAACTCGACCCTGTTGCGCGCCCGGTAGTAGGGCTTCTGGTCCCCGCCTTGCAGCAGCAGGTGATCGTCGTCGTGACCGCTGATGATCTCGACGATCTGGCCGGTGACGAGGTCCCTGACGAGGGGCATGGCGGTTTCAGCGGGAGCGCCAGGGTTGCCTTGGGTGCCCTGTCTCGCGCCAGTCTATCTGGGTCTCACGCGAGGCAGCCCCGTTCAGCGCCCCTGGCCGCGACTGAGCTTGCGTCCAGGCTTCGGCTTGCTGCCCTGGCCGTTGCCTTGGGTGGTCTTGTGGTGGACGGGCTCCTTCTTGTCTCCCTGGACCCAGGTCTTGCCCAGACCGGTCTTGGCTTTGGCGGCCATCAGACGCAGCGAACGGAGAAGGTGGAGGGGTCGAACTTGACCAGGTCGCCGAACTGGATCTCGGTGACGACCGAGAGGGCGTCATGGAACAGCAGGTTGCCACCGGAGTTGGCATCCCAGAGGGAGGCGTGGCTGGCGAAGGCGCTGGAGCCGTTGACCGCGCTGTTGGTGATGATCACCGCCGCGCTGTTCAGCCGCTCGAAGCCGCCACCGCCGACGGCCGTGACAGCAGCCAGGTCGAGCTGGGGGATCTGGATGCGGTTGCCGTTGCCGGTGACGGTCGAGGTGATGTTGGCCGCCGAACCGTCGTTGGTGGGGGTGGCGCTGTGGATCGTGATGTAGAGGCCGGTGGGCACCGACGGGAAGGCCGTGCCCTTGACCCAGTCGAGGATCTTGGTGGCCAGGTACTGACTGAAGGGCATGGGTCAAGTGAGAGCCTTGGCTGACATTCTGGCAGACCCAGCAGCCTGACTCAGCCGCTCAGCAGGGTCGAGCCCACGAGACGGCCCTGGCCCCCAAGAGCCCCATTCAGGGCGCGGACCGGGGAGGTATCGCCGCGCGAGAGGCCCCGGGTGACGCGGATGGCGTCCATGTAGCCGTTGTAGAGCAGCAGCTCGGCGCCGTTGGCACCGGTGCGGCCGATCGTGAAGCTGCGGTTGGTGAGGGCGACATTGTTGACGAAGGGGGTGCCGTTGGCGGTGCCGTTGATGGCGTGGCGCCAGAGGCCGTTGAGGTTGCGGGTGAGCCTGATCTCGCTCCAGGCTCCCAGCGGCAGGGCCGCATCAGTGCTGCCCCTGTAGGCGCCATTGACGTACAGGTCCAGCTTCATCTGGTTGGTGAGCACCCACATGAAGCCGTTGGTGTAGCTGGCGGCGTCGCCGATGGCATTGGTGCAGAAGAGAACGGCGTTGGTGGGCGGCACCGTCAGCGGGTAGATCGCCATCTCCACCGTCAGTGCCCCGGTCCCAAAGGAGAAGAAGGTGGAGCGATTAGCGGATTCCCCAAGGGTCAGGTAGGCGTCGCTACCGGCGCCAAACAGAAAGCTCTGGGAGCCTTCGAAGGCCTGAGCGGTGCTCTTGGAAACATTGCTGTTGATGACCACCAAGCCCCGCGGGCCCGTGTCGATGGCACTCGTTCCGGGCGATTCAGCCTGCAGGCGGAGCACCACCTTGTCGAAGTTGGCGTCGCCAGGATCGGTGGGCAGCGGCAGGAAGGCCAGCCGCTGGGTCAGCTGCCCTGCTGTTGGTGCAATGCCGGTGACGTGGCCCAAGGTGCTGAAGGTGGTCCCGTCATTGGAGTGACTGAGGCTGAAGCCGGTGGGCATGCTCGGAACAGAGCCCGCAATAGCCAGCCGGAGGGCGTCGGCATCGACCGATGCGCCGGCATCAAGCTGGATAAAGGCGCCCAGCTGCTCCATTGAGGAGCGGAGCCAGTTGCAGTTGATGGTGACGCTCAGGTCCTGGGTATTGGTCAGCAGGCCGCTACTGGGTACCGGCGAGCTGCTGGCGGTGGTCCCAGGCAGTCGATTGCGCCCCCGGTGCAGGGCCAGCTCCGAGAGCGCGTATTCGCTGAAGCCGCCGAGGCTGAACGAGGAGCGGAAGTCGAACAGGCGCCAGTAGCGGGCATTGGCCGTCGGCGGACCGGCCCAGGGCGCAATCGGTGGGGTGAAGCTACCGGTGTACAGCGCCTTGCGCAGGATCCGGACGTCGTTGAGGTTGCCGTGGAAATGGCCCATGTCACCGCCCCCGTCGGGGAAGCGGGCGCGAGCGATCGTCCAGGTCGTGGCCGTGTAGTTGGTGGCATTGCCCCAGGGGCTGCCGACCGGGACCCCGTTCATGTAAAGGGTGAAGACCCCGCTGCGGCGAACCAGGGCGATGTGGTAGCGGGTGCTTGTCACCATCGGCACGCCCAGGATTCGGATGGCGCCATTGGCGTAGAGGGCCAGCTGGCGGCCGGTGGCGACCCGGTTGACGCGCAGGGCGATCTGCGCGGAAGGCTCGGCGGTGCGTGAATCGATCAGGTACTGGAAGGTCTCAGGCCCCTGGCCTTCACCGATGCGGGTGGCCCATAGCTCGATGGTGAAGTCGCCGGCGCCCAGAGCCAGGGCCGGGCTGGTGACGACGTCGATGTAGTCCCCGAAGGCATCGAACACCCCGTGGTTGCCGGCCCACTTGCCGCCCGCGAGCTGCTGGGCGTTGCCGTAGGGGACCAGGCTGTGGGCGTAGGGGCCGTCATCGAAGAAGACGTTGCTGCTGCCGTTCATGCGGGCGAACAGCAACGTCTCGTTGAAGTTCAGGTCGGTGGTCGGGCTGCCCGATTCCGCTGGCTCCGTGCCGGCGGGCAAGCTGAGCGGCGCCCCGGCTGGCACGTACTGGATTGGCGCCCGGCGGGGCTGGAAGTTGCGGTGGTAGCGGGCCACCCCCTGGGTGATGCGGATCTCTTGCATGTAGCCGGCAAAGTTGGGCAGGGATCCGCCGAATCCCACGTTGAGCGGAAAGCAGGCACGACCGATCAACAGGGCGCCGGCCGAGAGGTCCAAGTCGTAACGCCAGGAGGACGATTGGGTCTTGCCATTGACGTAAATCCGCCAGAGCTGGTCCTCCCGGCAGATCGCCAGATGCGTCCAGACGCCGATGGGCAGAGGTTGATTGAAGTGGTTAAGAGTGAAGTTAATGCGTATCCCGCCTAGGGCGTAGAGGAATGGATAGCCGCTCGGGTCCAGGTAGACGTAGAAGCTATTGTTGTGAGCAGCAGGATCGCCTATTGGGCTGTTGTCGAACAGCATGCGATTCCATGCTGTCGGGTAGACCCAGGCTTCAATCGTGAAGGGTTGAGCTCCAAAGCGAAAGCCCGGTGATGGGTTGTAGACGATGGCGTCTTCCTCGCCGTCGAAGCGGATGGAAGTGCGCTCAAAGAATCCCCCCAGGTCTGGGAACTTGGCTTGCTCGATCGAGTATCTGACGTTGCCCAGGGGGATGGCCTGGTGGTTGAAGTTGGAGTAGTCGGTAAAGAATGTGCTGTCAGCGACACCCGTGCCTGGCAAGTGCAAGCTGACGTAAGGCTTGAGCGGATCGGGCTCAATCGCCGGGTCGGGCTTGGTGACCAAGGCGGGAAAGCCACTGGAAACGCCGCGACGGATCGCGCTGGCTTGATATTCGTAAGTGAGCAGCGTGCTGGCGTCAAGGAAGACCGGGTTCCAGCTCGGGGTGCCGGTGTTCAGCTCGATGACCGGGGAAAAGAAGAAGACGGGTCCGACGCCGCCATCAAACACTTCGCTCTTGCGCTCGACAATGGCTGGAACGACCTGAGTGGCGCAACGGGATTCCTGACGGGTCCCGATCGTAATGCTGTAGCCGGTGCCGCTGACGGTGGTTGGCGCCATGTCCAACTCAAAGCCAATCGTCAGATTGCCAAGGCCAGCGCCAGTGCCCTGACCGGAGGTCGAGACGACGCCCCAGCGGGTGGACATCTTGAACCAGGGCCCGGGGCGGCGGGTGGAGGCCTCGTCTATGCGGCCTGGGAGGCCGCTGTTATTGCTGGCGAGGTTTAACTCCCGGTAGGTGATGTCGCCTTCGTAGTCACGGGAATAGAAGCCGCCTCCCTCGCCGAGGTGCAGGCCGCCATTAGCGTCGGTGACGAGCTGGACCCCGGACTGGCCATTGGCGCCGGGCAGGGCAGTGACGCGCCGGCGAATTGTAAGGTCGGGCGCGAGTTGCAGAAAGACGTAGGCCCCAGAGAAAGCGCCCATAATCGTGACTGAATTATCCGCGTGCAGCACGGCACTGCTGTCAAATACAAGCGCAGTCCCATCGGTGTATTTGTAAAAGGCGTTGACAGATGTAAAGAATGGATCACATTCCACGACCCAGGTGTAGGCGGGAGTGGCGGCTCTTTTGCTGCCGGTAAGAATCATCCGGCTGTCAAACTTGATCAGCGGAGCATTGATTGTCATGTTTCCGCCAAAAGTAAAGCCGGAAAGCAAAGTGCCGCCCGAGAGGTAGTAGGAGGAGTCGTAGGCGCCGGTGTAGGGATTTAGCAGGACATAAAGCGGAACGACGTCCCCCATCAGACAGGCAAAGATCAGACGATCTCGGCTCGGATGCCAGGTCGCATCGAGAACCTGCGAGATGCCGTTCTGCCCGGCGGCTTGACTTGGGGTTCGAAGATAGAGCTGCCGCTTCCAGTAAATCAACCCATCAAGCCCCATGCGGAACACGAACAGCCCGAACGCGTTAGCTCCGAAGGCCCCCTGGCTGCGCGAGTAGAAGATGACATCGCCCTGGGGCTGGGTCATCAGCTGCCAGCCATTGGTGTCATTCGTGAGTACAGGGATGTCGGTGATGCGAGTCCAGAGCACCTGGCCATTGGGGGCCCGGTAGACGACCGCCAGCCGCCTCTGGCTGGGGACGCCGCCTGCTGGGAGAAAATAGAAAAGCTGAAAGCTGTAATCAAAGGCCGTCAGGCAGGCCCCTGCTTTCGGGTTGATCTCGTTGAAATTGCCAACCTCGGTGGGGGTGGAGAGCCTGGAGACCCACATGCGGGGACCCAGGGCGTTGGAGAGCAGGGTGGACTGGCCGACTGAGCCGCGTCCGGTCAGGAACATCCCGGGCAGCGCGGTGAGCCGCTCGCGAACCGAGATCGTGCCGGTGAGGCCGCCGCGCCCGGTGAGGGGGCCTTCGCGCAGGGGGCGGTCGCGACGCCCAGCAAACAGGCCGGCGCCCGGGCTGCCCAGGGAGCCGCGGCCGCCCACGGAGCCCTCGAGCCTGGCGGTGGCGATGCGCAGCCGGCTGGCATTGCCCAGCCCGCCACGGCCGGTGAGATTGGCGTAGAGCCGCGTGGTGGGGTTGACCCGCAGGATCAACCCGAACGGAGTGGTCTGCCACTGGGAGCAGCCCACCACGACGGTGTAGCGCCCGGGCGGAAAGAGGGTTAGGGCCTCGTCGACGTCAGAGGTGTTGACGATGTCGATGCCGCGGGCATTGCCGCGCTCGTCAAGGCCAATGGCGCCGGTGTCGCTGCGCAGGCCGACCGAAACAAAGCGCCCGGTCCACTTGCTCTCGGTGATTGTCTGGACCTGGATGGCGCCGGGCACCAGCAGGGTGAAGGAGAAAAAGAGACTCTGGCTGCCGGCTTCGGCGCCGATGAAGCCGGAGAGCTGGGCCTTGATGTCGGTGATCGGGCCGAGATCCTTGCTGTCGCGCAGCGAGTCGTAGCGAACCAGCGCGGGGCGATTGAACGACGGGGCGCCATCCTGCGGCCGAATCGACATAGCCCACAGCACCCTGGCGATCAGGCCATTCTGGCAGTGATAGGGCGTGCGACTCGCTTCAGGTGGCGCTCAGCGTTCCGCTCAGGCCGCCGCCGCCGGCGACATCGACCAGTGGGTACTCATTTGGCGGCTTGGAGCTCAGCCAGGGGCGACCCAGGCCGCCCCGGCCGCGCAGGTTGGCCGGAGGCCGGTTGAACCTCGAGGCGGACAGGCTGCCGCTCCCTGTGAGCCGGCAGCGCAGCAGGCGCCTGACGATTCGCAGATCGGGCTTGACGCTCAGGCTGGCCCGCAGGCGCCCGAACCCCTTAACCCGGCCCCTGGGCCCCCAGGCCAGATCAGCCAGCAGCCGGCCGTTGCCGCGCATGGGGGAGCGCAGGTAGCGGACCTTGATGGCGACAAGCGCCCCGAGCGCCAGGCCGCCACGGCCGCGCAGGGGCCTGGGGCCGCCTGCATTGAGACTGCCGCTCTGCGGCTGCACTGGCGCGGCGGTGGAGAGGTCTTCATCGCCAAAGCCCAGCTCCTGCAGTTGCCCCCGGCAGTAGGGACCATCGCCCCAGTCGTAGGCGAGCAGCAGCTCGGGGGATTCAGAGCGGAACAGGCGCAGCTCCGGCATCACCAGCCCCTGGGCTGCCAGGGTCCAGCGAGGATCGGCCGGACTCACAGCGGTGGAGGCGCGCCCGGGTAGGGGGCCGCCCCAGCGGGCGTAGCGCAGCAGCTGGGGGGAGGTGGCCTGATAGGCGGTGCTGGCCTCTCCGTCGAGGGCGTAGGCGCCGTCCCGATACCAGGGACTGAGAACGGGCAGTCCGTCAGGAAGGTCCGGCAACTGGGAGACGACGAAGCCGGTGGCCAGCGGGTCGTAGCCCGCCGCCGCGGCAATGGCGGGGAAGTTCTCCAGGGTGGAGAAGAGCGCCGCTGAGCTCATCGTGCGATCGGCGGCCAGCAGGCGGGTCATGCCGTAGCTGAGCAGCAATCCGGCGGAGTCCTGGCTGGGGTCAGCCCCAAAGACCGCATCACCGGGGCCCGGCAAGCGCTGCTCGGCGATGAAGTCCGGGTAGAGGAGGCGCAGCGACGGCAGGGCAAATGAGGGCCCAGGCACCCGGACGCCAGCTTCGACGAGGTTGTCGATCAGGGGCGGCAGGGCCGCGTCGAGGCGGCGCAGCAGCTCGCCTGGCGGGTTCTGCAGCCGGCGCACCAGGGCGCCATCAGTGACAAAGGCGGTGATACGGCGCTGATGCGCCGAAGCGCGATACAGGTTGCGGGCGCTCAGCTGAGAGGTGGCCGGCTCCAGGTCCCGGATGACGTCGTTGTTCCAGAGCAGGACCTCATCGAGGTGCAGGACGATCAGGCGCTCCCCCTCGATCGGTAGCCCCAGCAGCACCTCGCGGTGGTAGCGGCCGTTGGTCAGTCGCAGAAAGGGGACACCAGGGGTGTCAGGTGATTGCTGGCCAAGCAGGACCGCTTGGGCCAGGCCCAGCTCGGGGTAGGCCCCGTAGATGTCGTAGGCCCGATCCGAGAAGATGACGCGCCGGCCTGGATTGGCCCGGAAATCAGGGAGTGACAGCCTGGTGGCCAAATACGTCGGCGGTGTCTCTGGCAGGTCGACCGTGGCCCAGCTCAAGCCGGTGGCGCCACCAACGCGCAGGAGGCTGGTGTTGCCCCGCAAGCGGATGAACCAGGCATGGCCAAGGCCGGCCAGCGCCGGCTGCTGGTAGGAGGGGATGACCTGCAGGCCCATCCGCAGCTGGCCGGTGCCACTGGCACGGGCGACCAGGGTTTCGGTTGGCTGCAGGGAGGCGCGCAGTCCGCCCCGGCCGCGCAGGAAGACTTCCGGGCGCAGGGTCGAGAGCTTGGCGCGCAGCCGGCCCCTGGATTGCGGCGCGAGGCGGGGCCGCTCGAGGGCGAACACCTGCAGCTGCAGGGAGAAGGGAATCTCCTGCCACTGGCTGGTGCTGATGACGACGGTGTAGTCGCCAGCCGGCAGTCTTTGCTGCGACTCATCGGGCCCGGTGTTGGCGACATCGACGCCAAGGGCCCGGCCGTCGTCGCCCAGGATGATGGTGCGACCGCCTGCGCCCTGCAGGGCGGCCGCGACGTAGCGGTCGGTAAAGGGCGCGACCGCCAGCAGCCGCACGAAGACCGTGCCGGGCACGGCCAGGCTGAAGGTGAGGCGCAGGGTGGCGCTACCGGTCCGCTCGCCGATCTCGCCGCTGTAGGTGGCGCTGCTGGTGCCCACCGGACCCAGGGACCGCCAGAGCCTGCCTCCTCCCTGGTCAGCCATCGATGGCGGCGGCGTCACAATCCAGCGTAGAAGGTACGCGCTCCAATGCCTGGCGCCCTGAGCCGGTGGGCCATGCTGCGGTGGGTCAGGGGCCGCAGGGCGCGGATCAGATCGTCGGCGTGGCGCTCATCCCAGCAGAGGGTGGGGTTGCGGTGCGGCGTCGGGCGGGCACGGGCCACAAGGCCAAGGGTCTCCACCCACTCGAGCACCTGGGGCACCGGCGCGGCCGGGCCGCACAGGCGCAGGCTGGCCAGTGCCTGTGTGCGGACGCCGTCATCCATCCAGGCGGCGGCCAGGCCGCCGATCCCCACGGTGTAAAGCACCTCCTGGCTCAGCTGCCGCTTGTCTCGCGGGTGGAGCAGGCGGTAGGCGCCCCAGAGCTCTGGGCAGGTGAACTCAGCCACCAGGTCGTCGTAGACGGCGTCGGCCGCCAGCCGATTCCAGTGCACCTTGAAGGGCTCGCCATCGTGCAGGCGCCGCAGGGTGCGGACCTGGTGGTCAAGGTAGGTCTTCTCCAGCTCGGAGCGACGCAGCTGCAGCCAGGGGCGCTGCTTCTGGCCCCTCAGGCTCAGCCGGCCGCGGCTGCCTGTGCAGTAACAGATCACGCGGGTCGCAAACGGGATCGAGGTCATTGAGGAGCTGCAGAAAGAGGTGCCGGCGAGTTGCGGGGCTGTAGTCGAGCAACTGCTCGGCCGCCTTGGCGGCATTGCTCGGGTCAAGCAGCAGGGCGGGACGCCGGCCGCGCAGGCGCACCTTGCAGGTGACGCCGAGGATGGCTTGCAGCCACTGGGCGACCAGGACGGCCTCTTCGGTGTTGCGCACCGCCGAGCGCAGCTCGAAACCGCCGGGGGTGCGGCGGCCGTGGTCGCTGAACAGCCAGGCAATGGCGCGTGCACCGCAAAGCTCCAGGCAGGCCGAGGAAATCCGCTTGGAGCCGCGCGGGACGAAGAGGTTGTACAGGGGCCGCAGGCGGTCAGAGGTGATCTTGAAGCGCAGGCCTGGGTAGAGCCTCTCGCCTTTGTGGGTGCGGTTGCGGGTCTGGGTGACGCCAGCGGCTGTCGGAAAAAAACTGCGGATCTCGGCGACTTTTTCGTGGAAGAAAGCGGCCTGGCCCTGGGAGCCACTCCAGACGATTTCGATGTAACTGACGGTGGGGCGGCGCAGGAGGCTGAGGCTGCCGGTGGAGACCAGCACCGAGGAGAGACCGCGAGCCTGGTCAGGCGTCATGCAATGTTTTCCCGATTCGTGCGTCCTAGATTAAGACACGTCATGCGACACGGGAGACTCCCCGACCATGTGGATCGATAACGACTTTCCCAAGCTGCTCGGGGTTGAGCTTCACCGCCCCCATCCGAGCTACATCGTCGAGATGGTCTCGGCGCCTCTGGTCGTCTGGGATTGGGGCAAGTCCCCCGGCCAGACGGTCCAGCTCGACCGTTACCGCTTCTGGGGCAACCCCGGCACCAAGGATTCCCGCGAGCGCACCGCCGACCAGACCCTCGGCACCGCCTCCAGCCGGAACATCGTCAAGGACAAGGTGCTGGTGACCCTCAAGGAGTACACCGGCCCTGCTGACCCGATCGACCCCGCGGCTCCCTCGACCTTCAAGGTCTCCCGCGAAACCCTGCTCACCGGTCAGCGCCTGCTGCTCGACTACGGGAACATCAATATGTTCCACCAGAGCATCGGTTCGATGACCATGCTCGACGACTACCGCCGCTGGAAGGACCGCGTCTTCTCCGACGAGCTGTTCAAGGCCGAATCCAACGGCGCCTCCAACGACACCCGCGGTGGCTACTACTACCCCGGCGCCAAGACCAAGGCCGGCTCGGCTCCCTTCTTGACCTACACCTCCGGCCAGAGCGGCAAGTTCTCCGTCAAGAACGACCTGCTGCCTGTCATCCGGGACCTGAACAAGCGCAACGCGCCTCGCTTCGATGACGGCTTCTACCGGGCCATCGTCGATCCGACCGCCATGCTCCACCTCCGCCAGGACGCGGACTTCAGGGAAATCGCTCGCTACCCCGGCAACGGGATGATCGATCCGATGAACCCGTCGATGCAGCCCAACGCCATCAACTTCCTTGGCAACGGTCCTGCCTACGGTCAGTCCGGCTCGATCAATGGCCAGATGAGCTCGCCCACCGGCTTCCTCTTTGAGGGTGTCCGCTGGTTCGAGTCGACCAACCTGGCGGCCAAGAGCCTGCAGGTCAGCATCGCTGATGCGAGCATCACCAACGCGGTGACCACCGCTGCTCCGATCCTGTTCTTCGGACCCCAGTCCGTCGGCGTCGGCATCGGCGGCAAAGACGCTCAGATTCTTCTGAGCAATGACGACGACTTCGGTCGTTTCATCATCATGGTCTGGAGTCTGTTCGGTGGCTTCGAACTCCTCAACAGGGATTTCGTCACCGTGGCGTATTCCTTCGCCTACTGATTCCTCCTACTCATTCAACCCAACCTCTGTAGGAGAACTTCCTCATGGCCAAGCGTATTTTCCCCGGTAACTTCACCAACCGGCTCTCCGGCTACCAGACCCAGTGCGTCATCTCCGAGCCCGGTCGGGCCTACTACTCGATCGTCGGTTACGCCCTGGTCACCTCCACCGGCGCCACCTCGTTCCCGATCACCATCCCCAGCCCGGACTTGCGCTCTGACGACAAGCCCCGCGCTGACCGGGTTGGCCTGACCGTTCCCATCGGCGCGGCGGTCTACTCGGTGGGCATTCGCGTGCCCGACATGCGCAGGGAGCGTGGCGTCGGTACCGCCTTCAGCGGCCTGGTGGGGACCAACACCAACCGCCTCAAGGTCGCTGATGCCATCGCCAACGACGCCAGCATCACCACCGCTGTGATTGCCAGTCCTTCGGCGTCCCTGGCTGTCGCCAACACCACCATCGCCCCGGGCTCTGCTCGCCAAAGCCTGCAGACTGCGGCGATCCTGGCGGCTGCTGAGACCCTGCAGGTGTTCGTCACCGACTCCACCGGCACCGCCGCTGGCGCCAACCTCACCTCCACTGTGGCTGGTGGCACTCCGATCATCGTCGAGGTCAACTACCTCCTCGATGACGACGTGGCTGACCTTGACGACGTCCGCCTGCCGTTCCGCGTCGAGAACTGAGCCCTGGCTCAGACTCCGTAAGATAGGGGTGCTCGATTCGTCGGGCGCCCCTTTTTTCATGCCTTCGATCACCATGGCACTTGTCAAGGACACTTCGACCGGACAGGTGGTCGAGTTCATCGGTCACCACGACGTCGACTTTGCGATGGTGCGCGACACCACCGGCCGCGTGTACTACCCGCAGCTGAGCAAGCTGCTGTTCTTCGAGCCTGGCGCTGGCACCTCCACTGACGGCCCCCAGCCTCAGAAAGCTGGCTCCGCGGCGGAAGAAGAGGAGCTGAAGGCCTCGGCGATTCCGCCCGAGACGCGGATGAATGTCAACTACGCCTCCGCTGAGCAGCTGGTGTCGCTCAAGGGAATCGGCTACGCCACGGCCAAGAAGATCGTCGAGCTGCGCAACTCCCTACCCGGCGAGCGCTTCAAGAACCTTGACCAGCTGCGCAGCATCGAGCGGGTCAGCTGGGATGAGGTGTTCGCCGAGGATCAGTTCTACATCGGGTGACCCCTAGACTGGTCTCGCACCCCACCCGGGGCCCTTGGAACTCTCCAACCTCGACAAGTCGCGCTGCCGCTTCCACCTGGGCATGAACTCAGGCGGGCAGATTCCGGCCGGCGATCTGTCGCGCCTGGAGGAAGCCATGGCACGCATCCCAGACTCGCACTGGTACGGCCGCATCGTCGAGCACATCGACCGTTGCGATCGCGCCTGGAGCACCTCTGAGGTGTACGGCAGTCCCGATGGCCCGAGGCCATCGCGGATTGAGCGCTTCACCGGTGACACCGAGCGGGCGATCTACCAGTCCGATCCGATCAAAGCCGATCAGATCGCCAGGGAGATCTACCTGCGGGAAGTGGACCGGCTGGCCGAGAGCCTCTACGTGGCGAACTATCGCCGCGAAGAGGTGCGCCGCTATGCGTTCTCGGCCAGTGGTGGTGAGTTCGTCAATGCCCTGCCGGGCCCGGCCGATACCTCGGTCGTCGACAGGGTGACTGCCTACACCGGATCTCTCAACTGGCGCTGATCATGAACCCCTTCGGACTGTTTCAGGGCTTCGGCCAGATGAGCCGCAGCGACTTCAAGCCACCTGCTCCGGCGCCCAGCCGGGGGACCAACCCCTACAACAGCGGCCGAGGCAACGGCAACACCAATCCCTACGGCGGCGGCCGAGGCAACGGCAACACGGATCCGTATGGGGCTGGCCCCCGGGTATCGAGCCCGCCGCGCGGCGCGGGCAACAGCCGGGTGGTCCCCACCGGCCCGAGCGTGTTCAAGCCCATGCAGGCAGCCGACTTCGGCGGCGGCCCGCTGGGAGCCATGCGTGCTGCCGACTTCCGCGGTGGCCGAACACTGGCGGCCGCCCCGGCCTACGAGCGCCCTGCCGCTGTCGCAGTCAGCGGCGGCAAGATTGAAGCGGACTACCGGGTGCCCCCCGGCCAGCCCCGGATGCCGTCGGTGGCCCCTTCGCTGCCTGCAGGCAGCACGGCCAGTCGCGCCAATGCGGTCATGGCCCCGATTGGCGCTTCGCGTAACTCGGATCTGGTGCAGGCGGCTGGCAATGCCGGCATGCGCCTGGCTGATCCGGCCGCCTTCGCGATGTTTGCCGGCAACGGCGTCATGCCTGCGACCTCGGAAGACACCAGCCGCCGGATGCTTTCGGAGTTCGGCAGCGGCAGACCGGCCCTGGCTCCGACCGCAGCTTTTGACACCAGCAGCGAGCTCGCCTCGGCGGCCATCTCGCCAAGGACCCTGGCCACGGCGGCCTCTGCTTTTACCCCTGCCGCCGCCGGCGGCGATCGCTTCTCCAGCTTGCGGCCTGACATCGCCGCCTGGGCTCGCGCCAACCAGGGTGCCGCCAAGAGCGTCAACGATGGCATGAACATCGTCGATCGCTTCATGGCCAAGCAGGGCGCTGCGATGCCCCTCCCTGGGCCGTCGACGATCGGGTTTGCTGACGGCCGTCAGGTCACCGGCCCCCTGCCGGAAGCTCCGCTTACCGAAGAAATGTCCCTCTCCGGACCATCGACGATCGGGTTCGCCGATGGTCGTCGAGTCACCGGTTCCCTGCCGGCGAGCTCGGTCCGCACAGTTGCGGATCTGGACCGCTCGCCTGGGATGCAGAACCAGACCGTGGACCTGTTCGGCACCTTGACCGATCCGAATCTGACCAATCCAGGCCTGACGCAACGCCTTGGCGAGGCTTTCCGCTCAGGCGCTACTGGTGCCCTGCCGACCAGGGGCGCCAACATCGGTTTGAGCGCTGAGCAGCAGTCCCAGATCGGTCAAGACCTCTCCCAGCCCCCCTCGCCGGCGGCCGGGGCCATCCTGGAGCCCGACACCGACATGGTGAGCCAGGTCCAGAGGATGCGGATGATCCGCAACAACTCCCGTCCCGCTCCCGGCACTGCCGGGGTTCGTCCCTGAGATTGAGCCATGTCTTCGAGCTCCACCAACAAGCAGCCGATGCTGGTCGATCGGCCACTCCTGGCCGTCGTCAGCGTCGGTGAGGCCGCCGCCCTGGTCACCGCCACCAACCTGCGCACCCCCGCCCCGGCGGGACTCAAGGAGCTGGTCAATGGTGGCGACAGCGGCTGCTGCATCGACAGCATCACGGCCGTCGCTCCGGAGGCGGCAATCACCGCCAGCCGGATCGTCGTCTTCGCCAGCCAGCAGGCCAACGCGGCCCTGCTGAACAGCGCCAACTGCTGGGCGATCGCCAGCGTCGCCCTGGACTCGAGCGCCATCGGCCAGCGCACCAACATCCCCCTGCTGCCGCTGCTGGCCCCGGTGCCCAATCTGGCCTCACCGGCGGCCACCGTGGCCGCCTACCCAGGCGAGCTGGACAAGAAGATCACTGGCCTGCTGCTGCCCGTGGGCTGGTATCTCTACGTGGGATCCAGCGTGATCCTGGCGACCGGCCTGGGGCCCTCCCAAGCACTGGTAGTGGCCCAGGGCGGCTACTACTGATCCAGTGGCCCGGGGCAAGGGGTACGGCGGCGACTTCGGCTTTCCCCGCCCCCGCGGTGGTGATGACGTCTCCCGCCCCGCAGCGACCAAGGCCAAGGGGCTGTACGGCAATGGGCGTGAGCGGGGCGGCATCCGCGTGCCGACCCTGGTCGAGGCCTACGAGCGCGACAGCGACTACCGCCGCTGGCGGGCTGGCATGGACCTCTGGTTCGGCGGCAGTGACAGCTGGGCCGAGGTGCAGCTGGGCTGGCTGGCTCGCCTGAAGAGCGGGCCGGTATCCAGCATCATCCCGTTGACGACGACCCTGTTCCCGTCGCGAGGCTCAGCGGAATCGGCCTGGCATGTCACCGCGCGTCCGCGGGGGGCGATCCTGCTGCCTACGGCGATCCAGGCGCCCATGATCACGCTGGAGCGCGACGACCCTGACCCGGCCAAGCACCGGCTGATCTACGACGTGCGGGGCACCTTGAGCCGTGCACGCCTGGCGGTCTGGCTCAATTTCGTCGGCGACCAGTTCGAGGACTCCGCAGAGGACGGGGACTACCCCGATGGCCTGATCGAGGATCCCGTCGATGCGGTCGCGCTCACCCTGATCGAGGTGGACGTGTCGAGGTTCCAGCTGATCTTCGATCTGTCGCGCCCATGTGTACGCAGAACGGTCGGTTCGCGTACCTATTGGAAGCCGATGCGCTACGCCTTGGCCAGCCCGCTGTTCTGGCGCGCCGACGGCAGCCGGCACCTGGCCTCTTCGCCCCGCTTCGAGTGCAGCTGCCCGGACTACCAGGGCCGCAGCGTTTCCAACCTGCAGGGGGTCCGCGGGCCGCTGAGCGATCGCTTCCCAACACCGGCCGCCGGACGCGTGCCGGAAGGCCCCTGGGAGCAGCAGGCCGTGGGCTACGCCAAGAAGTGGCGCGACCTGGACCCTCGGGCTGATCGGCGGCGGGAGTGCAAGCACATCCACGCGGTGCGCTGGGCGGCGGGGGTGCCGTTCGATGAGCCCACCGATTCACCCTTGCTGTCAGGTCGCCGCGTTGACACCTCCCTGTCTAGGCGCCTGCTGCCCTTTGCGGAGATCGGCCGCTTCTACGGCGAGCAGCTGATCACCTTTGACCGGCTGTTACTGGGCGTGGCGCCGCTGGTGGGCTTGAACCTCGACGCCGATGGGGAGCTGCGCGGGCAGACGCCAACCTTCCGGCCGGTGAACCAGCCGATCCTGTGGAACGACCCGGTGATGCCGGAGTATCCGTGGTGCCGGCAGAACGACTGGTGGCTGCCCCGGGGGACTGACCAGGTGTGGCTGTTTGATCCGCCCTCGGGCGGCTTCGTGCAGCAGCTGGGCGGCAAGGACGTGCTGGAGCGGGTGCCGATCACCGGCAGCAGCCTGGACATCCCGGTGCAGATCGGGCCGCCCCAGCAGCGACTGGCGTGGCGTGTCACGACGCTTGGCTCGCTGGTGCTGCGCCTGGGCGTCCGCAAGCAACCGAAGGGGGCGCTGCTGGGCTCTGCCGGCCTGGGGCGCTCCCGGCTGGTGATGGACACGAACCTGCAGTTGGCGCTGCGCGGCACCGGTGGGCTTGGTTCGTCTGTGCTGTATGCCCAGCCGGTGGCTGACCTGCTGGGCCCACTGAGCGGTCGCGGTCGCCTGGGACTGGGCGCCTTGAGCGCCACGCAGGCCCGCATCTTGAACGGCCGAATCGCCGGCTCTGGCGGCCTGGGGGCCTCGGCACTGGACGAGCCGGTGCGCCGCCGGATCGAGACGGACCTGAGCGGCACAGGCGGCCTGAGGATGACGCTGAACAGCCGGCCGAACCGGGCCTTCTTCGGCGACTGGGCGGTGCAGCGCTTCGGAACAGAAGAGCTGGGGCTCATAGAGTGGTGGGGAGGCTAGGTACCGATGGCAGCTCCCAACCTGCGAGATCCAGCGGTCGTCAACGGCAAGACGGTCGGCGTTGCTGTGACGACCTCCTTTGCGGACGTCCTGGCGAATGGCGCCAGTAGCGGCAAGGTGTTCAAGGTCAACGCGGCCTATTGCGCCAATGTCGATGGCATCTTGCTCGCAAAGGTCGACTTGGTCTGGCGGCGCTCTGGCACGGATCGCTACCTGGCCAAGCTGCTTTCTGTGCCAGCCGGAGCCACCCAGATCCTGGTGGCGCGAGAGGCCTACATCTACCTGGAAGAAGGCGACAGTCTCAGGGTCAAGGCTGATACCGCCAGCATCCTGGAGTTGATCATCAGCTACGAGGACATCGGCTGATGCTGGGCTTCAATGGCGGCTTGATCGGGGTCCGAAGGGCGACGTCAACAGGCATAGCGACGGGACTGTGGCTGCCGAACGAACAGGCCGCGGCAAGACGCGAAAATACCTGGCCGCAGTTCAACGATCAGTACCTGTCCCAGGTGAGACTCTTGCTGAAGATGGAAGGGGCGGACAACGGTACGGTATTTACCGACAGCAGCGCGCTTAGTCAAACGATCACCAGGATTGGCAGTCCAGTTACGAGTATTGCTAACAAGAAGTTTGGCAACTCAAGTTATTTTGGTAACACCAGTTCTTGCCTGGGGTGGGCAGGCGATACGTTTGCCGGTGACTTTACGTGTGAGATGTTCCTAAATCCAAGTTCGCTGAGTGGCCTGTGTGGCTTTCTCGGGTGCACTGATGGCAACAGGCAAATGCGCCTGGATCCCGGTCTGTTTGTGTACTACGACGGCGTGGTTCTTTGCGGTCAAACACCGAGCAACGGCGCTCCCGTGATCGGAACTTGGTACCACTTTGCCTGGTCACGAGAGGGCACGACCAGCCGTGTCTTCTGGGATGGAGTCCTACAATCCACGGTCAGCGGCTTTAGCCCAGCCGTGTTCCTGAACAGAGTCGGAGCTGCATACCAGGGAGGTGACAGGTGGCCCGGCTACATCGATTCAGCGCGTTTTACAGCTGCCTGTCGTTACACGAGCAGCTTTACTCCGCCGAGCGGGGAGTTCCCCGGGTAGCGAACTCCGGGCACCTGCCCGTGCTCAGGTTGATCGGCGGAGCGATGTTGTTGCACCACTCATTCCAGCAGTGGCCGCGATCGATCGAGACAGGCCAGTGGCGGCGGGCGCAGGCCTGGCAGGTCGGGTGGGTGGTGCCGGTGCAGAGGGCTTCGTCTGCGAGCATCAGGGCCACCAGGAGGTGAGCCGGTACAGCCAGGGCGGCCGGAACCGGTAGCGCCCCGGCAGGGCGGCGTCGAACAGGTAGAACTCCGGGCAGGTGTTCCGACTGGCGCCAGACGGTGCGCTGTGGCGCTCGACGGGCGCACCGTCGTGAGGGGCGGGGCTCGCTCGCTGGCAGAAGCGGCAGATCGGCTGACCGCTGCCGTGGCACTGGTACCAGATGCCGCTCATGCGAACCCCTGCGGCTTGGCGGCCACCGGCCGGGGGCGAGCAGGGCGTGGCTGCTGGAACGCGCGCCCCGGGAAGCTCTCCTCGAAGGCGCGCTGCAGCCGCCAGTTGAGACGTGCCCCCTGGAACTCGATGATCTGCTGGCGCTGGAGTTCTTCGGCGATGTCGATCTGACCCGCGCGGAGATCGCGGGCGACCTGGTCTTCTTCAGGCGTCATTGGTGGCTCCGTCGTGCTTGATGAAGGGCAGGCCGTCAGGCTTGCGGAAGCGGTCGTCGGTGCCCCAGCCGTGGCGCTGGTAGGACATCAGAAAGACCAGACAGCAGCCGGCGTGGGCCAAGTGCCCCAGGCCGGTCTCCGGATCGAGGTCTTCGCCGCGCCACCAGGCAAAGAGATGGCGCAGCAGGGCGGCGAAGTAACGGCCCCAGCGGGCACCGCGGCACCAGTTGTTGGCGTCGTACTTTTCCGCCCCGAAGGTGAGGACCTGGGCGATCTCCTCGATGACATCAAAGGGCACCAGCTCGAGCCGGGGCTTGCTGCTCGATTCGGCGCTCTTGCGGCACTCGCCGTGAGGTTCATCAAAGGTGGGAGCAGGCTTCGGGGGATCCTCCCCTACGGGAGCCTTGATCGTGAAGGGGCTGCCATTGGCAATCGCCAGGAGGTAACGAGCCTCCAGCTCCTCAGGGGTGAAGCGCTTGGAGGGGCGGAGGGATCCGCCGATGGCGCTCTCGAAGTCCGGATCGAGCAAAGCGTCGCAAGCTGCTTCCAATAGTATGCAAGAGATGGCTGCCGTTTGTCGATGGATCCGCAGAAGCGCCGACGCGCCTCGGCGGCCATGGTGGTGGCCTCGAGAGCCTTCCTGCAGCGGCTGACCGATCCAGCCGAGTCCCGCAACCTGTCGATGGAGCTGAGGATTGCGGCCCGCACGCTGCTGCGCCACTACCCCAGCAGCGAGGAGCTCAAGGCGATCGTGGAGAAGGGCATGGAGCTGAGCCTGGATCCGCGACCGGAGCTGGGTGAGTCTCGCCGGTAGACTTCTGGGACTCGGGGCAGGGTGATGCAGCGCATGGCAGGCGCCATGGCCGACACGGTCCGCGTTGACGGACGCCCCACCTCGATGCTGGAAGTGCTGGACCAGTACGGCCGCGGAGATCACTTGATCGACGGAGGCCCAGAGGTTGGGCTGTTTTGGGCCTCGAACATCACCAGCCTGGAGGTCGTCAACGGCGCTTTTCGCAGGCCCGTCGAGCACGCCTTCGAGGTCATCAGCCAGGCGAGGCCCAGCGAATCTCGCCGGTAGACTCGTGAGATAGCTGTGATCATGCCATGTACCCCGCCCTGAAGACGGCCGTGATGGGTGGAGGCCTGGGCCTCGGCGGTGCCGTCGCTGCCGAGGCAGCGGCTCACGATGAGATGGACTATACGGGCGAGACGCTCAAGGGGATCCGCGGCGAGCTGGCCGCTATGCCGCCGCAGGTGGCCCAGGCCGTGATGGGCACCGTTGGGGGCTCGATGGATCCCCAGGCGCGTGAGCTGGTGATGGCGGCCCTGAGCGGAACCCCGCCTGAGCAGATCCTGGCCGCGATGCCTGGAGCCCCCAAGGAGTTCAAGTCCCTGATCAAGGGCGCCGGCGAGCTGGCTGTCGGTGCGCCCCAGGTGGCCCAGCAGGCGATCGTGATGGGCATGAAGATGAACGCCTTCGAGGCCGAGGCGGCCGGTCGAAACCTCGATCCCGGCGCTGTCGGCGAGGCGGTCAACTCCGGCGAGGCCGGCGTCAGCTCCCTGCCGGCGATCCTGGGCGGCGCCGGCCTGGGTACCGGTGGGGCGATCCTGCAGCACCTGCTGAACCGGCGGGGCGCTGCTCTGGATGCGCAGATGGATGCGGCGATCCCTGGCTTCCGGGACTCCTTCAAGGTCCGACGAAACTGAACCGCAGGTAAAGGGATAGAGGTAAAGCACCCCCTCTCCCCTTGCAGTGCAGGGGGCGGTGGGATGTTCATAACCCCAAGGTCGGGAGTTCAAGTCTCCCCCGAGCCATCTACCTTTTTCGCCTCGATCCCCTTCAAAGCCCCTCTGGCGCAGTCGATTCGGGGCTTCAGACGTTGATCAAGCTGGGTCAACGAAAGTCAGCGTGGGTCAAGGTAAAGCGTTTGGAGGTAAAGTCCTTTACCTGCGATTTCCCCGCCCAGCGGCTCGCGCATGAAAGGCAAAGCCCGGAGGATGAGCGCCTGGGACATCGGCGTTCTGGAGGCCACCGCCAAAAGCACCCGCTACCGGCTGCGCAAGGTGCCGACCAGCCCGTTCATCTACGTGCGCGACCTACGGCCCAAGCCGGGGCACAAGAATCAGTGGTCCCTGGCGCCGCTGCTTCGTGACGAGGACGAGCACGTCCGTCAGGCGATGCAGCAGATCTGCGCCCTGGGCGAGGCGGAGTGGCCGGTCACTGGGCCGGTGACCGCCGCCAGCAGTGGACCGACCTGGGGCGAGCTGATCGAGCGCGTCGAGCAGCACTGGTCCGGACGGCTCAAGGGCTCCAGCGCCTCCCACTACCGGGCCGCCCTGCGGGAGCTGGCCCGCCGCCGCGTTGCCCGGGACGATACGGCCCTTGAGGCCTGGGCGATGGAGAAGACGCCTGGGACCAGCTCGTTCCTGGTCCGGGTGGAGACACTCACTCAGCTGCACGGGGCCCTGGGCGTGCTGGCCGTCTCAGCTGAGCTGCCGCTGCGGCTGCGAGCGCTGCATCGGCGCAGCAAGCCCACCCGCTACGCCGAGCTGGGCAGCACGCGGGGCATCCCATGTAAAGCTGAGGCCGAGCTTTACCTGGACGGCCTCGGGGAGGCCTTCGCGCTGGAGCGCTGGTGCTTGGCGATGATGTTCTGCTACGGGCTGCGGAACCACGAACTGTGGTGGTGCGGTCCGATCACCACAGAGGCCCCAGATGTCGCGCCGGACTGGACGCTGATCCCTGGGTGGTGGCGCACCAAGAGCAGAGAAGAGCACTGGGTCTGGCCACTCTGCCCGGAGTGGATCGAGCGGTATGGACTGCGTGCATACCAGGGCGAGGCTCAAAAACAACTGCATCGTCGCGTTCGTCCCATCGTGGTCTCATCACGAGATCAAAGTAAGCCCTGGCAGCCTGGCAATCCGGCAGACCCGGGTTTGTGCATGAACAACCACCTGATCGGCAACTGGATTGGCCGCCGCCTGCGCACGGTGCTGCCGCCCTGGATGGCGCGGGTTCCTGACACCGATGGCCGCTACCGGGCAAGTGACCCCCTGGTGCGGGTGACGCCCTATGACCTGCGCCATGCCTGGGCCGTGGCGATGGCCACCGATCCGGCCTGGCGCCACGTCAGCACCGAGATGGCTGCCCAGGCAATGGGCCACGACCTGGCGGTGCATCGGCGGCGTTACCAGCGCTGGATCGGATCGGAAGAGCGCCGCCGGCGGGCGATGGCAGCGGTCAGTACGCCGGTCTTATCATGAGTCGAAGCGTTTCGGGGAAGAAGCCGATGGCCATCCGCAAAGCCGGAGACAAGCTGGCCGCCGCCTGCTGGAAGGGCTACGAGGCGATCGGCACGAAGATCAAAGACGGCCGCCAGGTGCCGAATTGCGTGCCAGTGAAGAAGGGACGCGGCTGATGGCCACGATCCGCTACGCCGGCGAAGTCTTCCGGGGCTACAGCTAGCCCAAGCGCACGCCTGGCGATAGCAAGAAGTTCGCCGTGCTGGTCAAGGACGGCGACGGTGATCCGAAGATTGTGCGCTTCGGGGATCCGTCGATGCAGAACTACCGCAACGGCCCCAGCGGCAGTGGCGGCCATGGCGACGAGGATCGCAGAGCGAACTTCAAGAGCCGCCACAACTGCAGCGAGAAGACCGATAAGACCACCCCGGGGTACTGGAGCTGCAAATGGAGTTGGTGAGACCCACGGAAAAGTGCATGGGTCGCCCTCGTTAGCCTGGGCTGGCGCTTGAGAATGCGTCGCCTACCAGGAATCCGGGTAAGTGACGATTATTCGTTTTCCAGGTATCTTACGTGCCAGGTGGGGTGCAGCGTGCTGCGGCGCAGGCGCGGTTCGCCATCGAAATGCACGCGCAGGTAGGTGCCGGCGGCAGACATGATCGTGCCGTACCTCTCGGTGCCGTCACCGTCGTAGATGATCCGGACGCCGCGCCGGGCCGGCACCTTGTAGGTGTTGCGGATGGCCTCGATGCTCACAGCTGCAGATCGGTGGGGGACAGGACCTTGCCGTCTTCGCCCGGCAGCTCGATGCCGTAGATGTCCTCGAGGCTCCACTGGTTGGCCGCGTCGTCGGACAGGGCCTGGATGCGGGAGCGCTCGGGTATTGGCCGGCCCTGGGCCATGGCCAGCTTCTCCTCGTGGGTCGGCGGCTTGAAGGTGCGGTGAAATTGGTCGAGCTCGTTCTGGCGCCGCCAGTAGCTCACCCGGTCGCGCTCCTCGCTGGGCGTGAGATGCAGCTCCGGCGACTTGGTCGGATCGATCGGCGTGTTCATCAGTTGCGACTGAAGACGGAGCCCACCTGTTCAGGGCTCCAGAGCAGGTGGCCGCAGCGCACGCTGGTGGGGTTCTTGCGGATGAAGTGCGTGCCCTCCTTCATCAGGCCTGGAGTGGTCCGCACGCGATAGAGGGTGGAGCGGCAAATGCCCAGGCGGTCACACATCTCGACGGTGGACACCCAGTCGCCGTCTTCGGTGTGGGACTGGTTGGAAGCCTTGGAAAATGACACGGACAAGAACAGGTAGACCTGGCGTGCGCCATCCTAACCGAGCTTGCACCATCTCTCACCTGTCTCGCGCAAGACGCAAGACAGGTCTCCGTAGACTGGGGACTCAGCGCCGGGGTAGGTGTGGCCAGAACACTGCAGGATTACCAGGCGGCGGCCCAGAATCCTTACGGCCGCGCCCTGTTGGACGTGATCGCTGGCGCCGAGGGGGCCGACTACAACGTCCAGTTCGGTGGCGGCCGCTTCGACACCTCCAAGGGTTGGGCCCACCCCCGCGCCGTTATTCGCAAGAGCGGCTACGCCTCCGACGCCTCCGGCCGCTACCAGTTTCTCTCGACCACCTGGGACGGGGTGGCCAACCAGCTGGGCATCAAGGACTTCAGCCCCGCCAACCAGGACGCCGCCGCGATGCGACTGATCGAGCGGCGCGGGGTGAACCTCGATGACGTCATGGCCGGCAAGGTGGATGCGACCACCCTGGCCAAGCTGGCCCCGGAGTGGGCTTCGCTGCCGACCGCCGAGGGCAAGAGCTACTACGGCCAGCCGGTCAAGAAGGCCGCTGACTTGCTGGCGAAGTTCACCGCTGCCGCGAAGGGGGCGCCCCCTGCTGCGGGGGCCGGCTTTCGTGGATCCGCGCCTGCGCCAGCTGGGGGAGCTGCCACCGGAGGGGTGTCCCTGGATGCGGGCGTAGATCCCTACGCCGCCCTGAACACCCTGGGCAAGCCGCTGTTCACCACGGCCCCTGGGGCTCAGAGCGCCGAAGGCGTCGCCCTGGCGGCGATCGGTGCGGCCGTGGCGGCTGGCGGCGTCGGAGTGGGTGCCAATGCCGGACTGAACTACCTGGCGGCCCGGGCTGGCCAAGGGAGGGAAGTGCAGCGGATGGCGGGCGCTGAATTGCTGGGGCAGGCCACCGGCACGGCCGTTCCCGCCCCGGCCCCGGTTCAGGTGCAGCCTCCAGTGGCGGCAACCGCCCCGGTGCAGCAACCATCGGCGCTCGATGGGGCGGGCAGCGCCAGTTCGGGCGCGCTGCCGTTCAAGCGCTCGGTCTCGACCTCCTTTGATCAGGGGCAGCCGGGGATCGATCTCTACTGGGAGGACAAGAACTTCCGCTCGGTCCTGCCCGGGCGGGTCAAGGACATCGGCACCCAGGGCGGCGGCCGGGGTGCGTCGGGCAAGGGCTACGGCAACTACGTGGTGGTCGAGTCGGTGGATCCAGGCAGCGGCAAGCCGGTCGACGTCCTCTATGGCCATCTCGACGAGGTAGGGGTGACCAAGGGCCAGCAGGTGGGAGAAGGCGCTCGGATCGGCAAGCAGGGCGGGACGGGACGGGTCCTGTCCCAGGACGGCACGATCGCCTCGATCGACTTCCTCGAGCCGGCGCCCGCCGGCAGCGGCAGCATGAAGCCGTTCGCCGGCTTCGATCCACTCAGGCGCCGGATCGCCAGGCGTTGGTCCTCGTGAGTCAAGGACGGTAGAGTGCGAGCTGCCTGCTGCATCTTGCACCTCTCCATGCTGACTTACCTCCTCTCCGCCGCTGTGGCGGCCGCGATCGGTACGGCCGGCGGCTTCCTTGGCGGCCGGCTCTCATTGAACGGCTTGCGCCGCGAGCATATCGCCGCCCTGCAGGGTGTGGACCGTGTGGCCGACGACCTGCGCCGTGACATCAGCGAGCGCCCCACTCGCGCTGAGGTCGCCACCCGCCCCGATGTGGAGGCGTTTCTCTATCAGCGAGAGCAGGGCCTGGCCCAGGTGTTCACCACCCGTGATGAGCTGCGGCCGATCCTCAAGGAGGTGATCACCCGCGAAGAGCTTGACCTGGCCCTGTCCGCGGTTGTCACGGCGGTGAGCAAGAACGCTGGCCTGCCGTTGCCGGCTGCCCCTGCTGCCCTGCCGCTGGCCGCCGCCAGTCAGGATCAGCTGGCGGCGGCGATCTCCGGCATGAGCCGGCAGATGGCCGAGATCAACCAGCAGCTGGGGCTATGACCGAAGGCATTGAGTTCGACGGGGTTGCCCTGCACTGGAACGGGGCCTGCCGGCAGATGGCGATCGCCATCGATCCGTTCCGCCCCGACCCGGGCGGCAATCCCACCGCGGCGCTGGCCCACCGGCTGGAGGGCATTGCCAGCGCGATCCGCTCTGGCAACCTGAGCGGGAAGGAGGGCATTGAGAAAGCTCTCTGGACGTGCGCCGGCTACCTCAAGGGCACTCAGCTGCCTGCCGTGGCGATCAACGTGGGCGCCCGGACCATCACAGATGAAAACGTCCCCGCCCACCAGGTGAGCGAGGACGAGGACCCTGTCGAGCAGGGGTTCTGATCAGCCTTCGGGCTTGGCCTCCGGCATGAGGCAACGATCTGAATCACAGCCAGCGGGGCCCTCCACCTGGGGGGCTCCGCCTTTGGCGTGGCTGTCCCAGTGGCTTAAAGCCTCGAGGAAGTCGTCCCGCACCCGACGCTTGAGCACGTCTGCGCAGAGCTCGTCGTAGCGCTCCTTGGTGATCGGCTCAAACGGCATCCGCGGATAGGTCTCCTTGTCATCAAAGCGGGCCAACAGGGCCGCTGAGATGTAGCCCTGATTGGTGTCGATAGCCGCGTGAATGGAACGGGCCAACGGCTCGATCTCGTCCTCGGTGAGCTCCACGGTGGCGCTGGTGTTGTGGCCGGAGTAATGCTGCTGCACCTGCATGTAGAAGTCGAACTGGGCCAGGGCAGAGAACTTGCCTGGGTCGACTTCGGCCGCCCCCTCAAGGGAGGCCCAAGGGGTGGCTGTGGGAATCTCCACCAGCCATTCGGTGCAAGCGGAATCCTGGGGATCATCGAGCAGCCGACCGGAACTGTCCTTGTCGGACTGCGAGGGGACAACGGTGTAGCCGTAGTCGATGCAGGCCAGGGCGATCGGGTCGTCCTTGGCAAAGGTGATGCGGCGGATGTAGTAGGGGGCCTTGGGCGGATGCCAGCCCGGGGAGGCATTGGTCAACAACGACTTGCTGTTGTGGCTCTTGATCGCCCCGGCCCAGTACCAGGCGTTGTCATCATCGGTGTCGATCGAGATGTCACCTGTGGCAACGGGAACTGCCATTGCCTCAATCGAGGCAATGGCGAAATAGCGATGCCCGAAACAGTTGTGGGTGGGACCCATGTCCCTGCCCTGGCAGTGCAGGGCGTCGAGCTTGAGGTAGTCCAGAGCGGCCGGATCGCTCCAGTAACGGGAGAGCACCAGGCGCCAGTACGGAGTCTTGTGATCCGGAACGCTCTGCAGCCGGAAGACCAGGCCGACGGCTTCGCCCACCTGTTGCAGGTGTCGGGCCAGGGTCTCGCCTGTGATCTTGATCGTGGGCGGCTGGTGGCGCAGCTTGCAGGCGGTGGCATCGATCAGGCCGCTGAAGAAGCTGCGGATCGAACTGGTGGGAGCCTGGCGCAGCCCCAGGGGCAGCCGGTCACTGCTGCCGTCCTGGCGCAGCAGCAGGCCATTGAGATCAAACCAGGCGCGCAGGGCCGCCTGACGGGTGTAGATGTGAATGGTGCGCCCGGCGTGGCGTCGGTTGAGCTTCACGCCAAACAGGTCGCTGACGTGGTCCATCACGCGATCGGCCACGGCCTCCTCGGTGGCCGGGAAGGCCAGATGCAGGCAGCGCTCGCTGGCGGCCTTGAGGGGCGCCATGGTGATCTTGGTGGCCTCCTTGCCCAGCAGCACGCCGGCCACGTAGGCCAAGGCCATGCTGAGCTGCTCGGGCTGCTTCTCCAGTTCGCCCATCTCCTCGCCCAGGAGCAGATTCAGGGCCGGCTTGCCCGTGTGAGGGCTTTTGCGGTTGGCCTCCAGCTCGTCGCCGACCTTCAGTCCTGAGGCGTGGACCCAAAAAGGCAGCCCCTTGAGGGAGAAGCGGTGATCGGGGGTGCAAACGATCTGCCGGCCGCTGACCAGGGTGAGGCGCAGGGCGGGGCCAGGCTCGTTCAGCACGCAGGCAGGAACCTCATGGCCGCCTCGCAGTGTCAGCGGATCGGCCCTGCACGCGATCAGGTCGCGAGCCTCATCGAGCAGCAGCAGGCCCATGTCGGTAACGCGCAGAGCGTCGAGACTCAGGCAGCCGGCGGGCTGCACGGTGGTGCAGCGGTTCGGTACTTTCAGGCTGTGCTCTTGGCAGAACGCGGCAACCTCGGCCTCGACGATCTGACGGAAGCGCCGCAATTCCTTGGCTTCATGGGCCGAGAAGCTGCGGCCCTGGTCGTGGGGCGGCCGGCCCGCGGCCCACCACTGCAGCCACTCGACGCCCAGCTGGGCAACGAAGTAGTCAAACAGGCCAGTGAAGGACACCCCCACGATCGGATCGAGGTCGCGGGCAACGTGCATGCGCTCGTCGCGGAAGCGGTGGCGCAGCAGGGCGGCCACGGTGATGGCCGCAGCGCGGAAGGCGCCATTGACGGCTTCAGTGTCGTTGGGGTCGAGGCGGTTGAGGTGCACCTCGGCCAGGTTGCACAGGAAGTCGGAGCCGATGATCTCGCCGCAGGGGTTGAGCCCGAAGCGGCTCATGCGGTGCTCGAGCTCCCGGCGCTGCCCGTGGTCGAGCTCATAAAGGTCAGGCTTGCCGAACAGGATGATCGACAGGGACTGGGCGCCCGCTCCCAGGCCGCCCTCTTCGATTGCTTCGAGGAAGCCCTCCTTGAGCCACTGCTGGCTGAGGATGTCGGCATTGGCGCGGGCCAGCGCCTCGGGGGTGAACTGGATGGCACCCTCGCCGCTGGCGTGTTGGGAGCGCACCGAATCGAGCACCTCCTCGTAGGAGGGCTTGTGGTGAAACATCCGGGTGTGGTTGGCCATCCGCAGGGCGTCCCGCTCCGGGTCGATGGACCAGCGGCCTTCGGCGTCCTGGACCCAGAGACCGCTCTTGGCGCCTGCGGCATCAAGGTCGTCCTCGTCGAATTGGCGCATGCCGGCGCTGCGGCGGATGTTGCCGGCCACGACGCAGCGGGCAGCCTCGTCAATGACCAGGCAGCACTCCAGCGGCGACAGGCGCCGGCCAGTGGCCTTGTTCAGTAGACGGGCGACGCGGGCGTACATCTCAGGCAAGGCGGTGGGGTTGGCCACCCCACCGAAGCCCTTGAGCCGTTCGCCGGGAGGGCGCACCCAGCTCAGGTCAATCGTGACGTCGAGCGATCCATCGGCAATCAGTGGATTGCAGGCAGCCTCCAGCAGCTTCTGGTAGCTGTCGACCCAGCCTTGGCGAGAGTCACCGACCTTGATCTCCAGGTGACCGCCATTGGAGAACGTCGCCATGGTGTGGGCGCAGCGCTTGTCCGGCGGTGCGCTGCCAAGGGAGCCCCTGTAGTTGAGCGCCAGGCGGTTGAGGATCAACGGCAGCTGCCGGACGTTGGCGGCGCTCAGTACCGCGCCGGTGCCGGTGCCCTGCATGGCCAGGTTCATCAGCAGGCCAAACGCCGAAAGGTGGTTCACCTCGACGCTGGAGCAGTTGTAGGAGCCGTAGAAATTGCGCTGGTCGCTGGACCATTCGGTGCCGCCAACCCAGAGCCAGCGCCCCGACGGCAAGGAGGTCAGGTGGTATTGATGCTCTCGCAGCAGCTGAACCTGCTCGTCGTTCAGTTTGCCCAGGCGAGTCAGGCCGCGGATATTGCGATCGACAACCTCATCCCAGGTCTCGCGACCGCCATCGGCAGTGCGCCTGGAATAGGAGCGAAAAAACAGCGGGTTGGCAGATGGTGCGTCGGCAGGGAAACTGCCTGAGGAGGGTTGCATGCGGCGAGGTCAAGCCTGGGTAACCTAATACCCTGGGCTTGCGCTTGCAGCCCCAAGTCTTGCAGTTTGTAAGCACATGGATCGTCGTTATCGCGAAGCCAAAGGGACCATCGACCAGGGTCGCCGCGCGGACCGGCTGATCGGCTCTTACCTGCAGCAGGCAGCACGCGACAACAGGCAGGCCGCGGTGATGGGCGGCAGCACCGGCGGGCCCGATCCGAGCGATGCCGCCCGCCGGCGGGGCGTGATCTCGGCCTTGCGCGGCAAGGAATACCGCGAGGGCAACGCGATCTTTGAGGACAGCCGCCAGCAGGTCAGGGCCCAGGCCGGCGACTGAGGCGCCGGGGGATCAGTACCTCGATGAGGTCGTTCTTGCAGGCGCTGCGCAGGGGGCTGCCCTCCAGTAGGCGCATGGCCTCCTGCGGCGTGTGGCGACGCGGGCTGAGCAGGGCGCGCCGGCCGCTGCTCCAATCCTTCAGGGCCGGCTCCCACCACTGCAGAACCTCCCAGCAGGACGGGCTCCAGCGCTTGGCGGGGGCCAAGCCCTTCTCGGCGTTTTGCAGGGCCCTGGCCAGTCGGGCAATGCCATCGACGTGCTCCATGCGCAGGCCGCTCCAGTGGTGGGCCTGCGCCGGCAAGGCGTGGCGCCAGGTGAGGGCGCCATTGAAAACGATGGCCCGCTCCAGCCGGCAGTCAACGCCAGTGGGAAAACGGAAGCTGGCCGGAGGGAAGCTCATCGTTCGTGGGGGTGGAACGAGTAGTCCTTGCGATACAGCTGGCGGTAATGCGTCTGCCACGTCTTGTCCCCGCTGAACTCGTTGAGAACGACACGGCCGATCGACGAGAAGCCAGCGTGGAAGCTGTTGAGTCCCTCCATGAAATCGTCACCTCCCTGGGGCGGGAAGTAGACGACGAAGCCCCAGTGCGGCGGGGTGTAGGCGTCGAAGCGGTCGAGCTCCTCGTTCCACCAGCGCACCCGCGGCCGGCGAAAGGGGATGCAGATGGGCAGGTCCCAGATCCAGGGCGCCTTGGCGGCGGTCTCGGAATTGGTGATCAGGATCACGGCCTGGCTGACCCGCCCCTGGCGGTACTCCTGCAGCAGCTTGTGCAGCATCTTGCGGTTGGGATCCATGCCGCTGGGGCAGAAGACCATGGTCCGGCCCTTGCCGAAGGGTCCCCAATCGCGCTCAAGGATCGCCTCGAGGGATTGCTCCTCGAGATTGAAGATGGTGCGGGCGCCGATCAGGCTGTTGTTGAGCTTGGTCGAGTAGGGGTCCAGGTCGATGCCGCCCATGGTGGCCCGGCTGGCCGTGACGAAATCGATCGGCGGAGCACTGGCGATGTAGTTGCTGTGCTCCGGGATCTTGCCGCGCCGGGGACGACTCAAGGGGCCACCTCGCGCAGCATCTCCTCGATGGCCGCCTCGGGCGCCTCAAAGGGGACAGCAACGCAGGAAACGCCCTGGCCTTCGGCCATGACGAACAAGGCGTGGGTGTCGTGGTTGAGCTGCGCGATCGCGCTGAGCACATCACTGAGGAAGCCAACGGCTCCGGTGTCATTGCCGCGTTGGGCCATCTCCAGGTCCTCTTCAAAGTCGCTGGCCGTGACATAGATGGCGTCGCGCTTGCCATCGACCATGCGAATGACCAGGGCGCCGGGACCGCGCTCGTCCCTGGCGTTTTCGTAGGAGCCGAGCAGGTCGAGCAGCACCAGGCGGCAGGCCATGGTGCCGACGCGGCGCATCACCTCAGGCTTGTCAGTCGTGTGGATCTCAGGAAAGAACTGGAGCAGGATCTGGTCTTGATTCAGGCGGGGCATGGTCAAGGTGCGAGGCGGGCTTTGCCGAGGCGCTTGTCCTCGTAGTAGGCGGCGACCTGTGGCATCCACCCCTGGAAGTGGGAGAAGAGCATGTCGCTGAGCTGACGAATCTCCAGCTGGGCGTCGGCCTTGGCCCGCAGGTCCAAAAAGTGCATCAAGCTGCGGGCGTTGAAGCTGACCACGAAGTGCTGGCGCACGCAGTAGGGGATCAGGGCCCGGGACTGCTCTTCGGAGAAGCCCGCGTTGATCCGGCTGGCATAGAGGTCCGCCAGGCGGGCTGCAACCTCGAGGTCGGTGGTGCGGTGCTCGACCGTGTAGTCGTAGTGCTTCCCGAAGCGGTCGGTGTAGGAGCCAAGCGGGCGAAAGTAGAAGACCTCCTCGATCGATCGATGCCCCCGGGCAACATCGACGACTCTCTGGGAGGTGTATCTTCCAGACTGCACATCGAAGCTGATCCCGACCCGATGGGTGCGGGCCTGCTGCATCAGGTCGTGGGGAAAGCCGATGACGTTGAAGCAGATCGAGGGATGCTCCAGCGGCCCGTAGTGACCGCGCTCTCCGGCAAGCAAGTGCTTGACAACGATCTCGCCCGCCAGTTGCTCGGTTTCAGGGACAGGCTCATCAGCGACGGCGTGCTCGCTGTAGTCCTGGTGCATCGCCTGCCAGGCCATGGTCTGGGGCTTTTCGATGCGGCCGAGCGGGGCAACGCGGAAGTGGGGGTCGGGCGCGGGAAGGCTGGACAAGCAAGGCTTGCGACTCGCTGCAATCTACAGACACAGCTTGCGCCAGGCAAGCTGTGTCAGACCAGGTAGCCCTTCATCTGGTTGGAGATGTCGCCGTAAAAGGCCTGCAGAGCTTCGGTCGGGTTCTTGGGCAGCTTCAGCTCCGGGGAAAGCCTGTCCAGGTTGCGGCTGTCGATGTCGGCCTTCCACTGAGAGGAGTTCAAAGCCGCTGCATCGAAGCGATCAGCCGACTTGGTGGTGCTCTCCTGGGTGGCCCTGGCGGCATCGAGCATCCCCTGGGTGGCCAGGTTGGCATTGTTGAAGTGGTTGCCGGGGATCCAGGACTTCTGCTTGTGGGTGGTGCCTGGCAGGGATTCGCGGTAGGAGACCTCGGCCCGATCCTTGGCAGCCGTGGTTGCTTGCGCGGCAGCGGATCCACCGGCACCGGAGGCGGTCACCGCGGCCGGCGGCGGAGCCGGAGCGGCAGCGGGGGCAGGGGCGGCAGCGGGTGCGGCGGCAGGCTTGTAGTAGGCCAGGCTGTTGCCGCCCGAGCCAAATCTCCGGACATCGGCGCCGGCAGGGATCTCGGCGTCATTCTCGGTGTACCGGTAACCCTGGCCCACAAGGCCCATCCCCTGCTGCTGCTCGCCGGGGCTCCAGGTCATGAAGCGCCGGTTCTGCTCCGCCGTGATTGGATCGAAGTGCCCAAATGCCATCGGTTTTCCTGTCGCCTCAAGATGGGAGCAGTCTATTGGCATCCCAGGCGCCGGTCTCACTGTCTCTCACTCCACGGCGGCCATGATGCGGTCGATCCAATCTGGGCTGATGCGCCGGAACAGGGACAAGCGCTCTGGCGGGCCCTGCCTGTGCTCTTGCAACAGCGTCGCGATGTACGACTGCTGCGCCTCGATCTCCAGGCAGAGGTTGAGGCGGTTGATGCTGGCGGCGTGGTGAAAGTGGGGGACGTGCTGCACCCGCAGGTGCAGGGGATTGCAGCAGGCCTTGTTACCGCAGACAGGCTTGACCTCCAGAGCGCCGGTGTCGCCCCAGGCAAACCAGGAGGCGACGCGATAGGGGGCGATGCGGGTGGCAACGCCACCAAGCCAGGAGGGCCGGCGCACGGTCTTGGACCAGGTGTGGCTGCCGTAGTCCAGCAGGCGGTTCTGGTGCTCCCAACAGTCTTCGGGTGCGCCTACGTCGACCAAGGTCCAGAACTCCAGGTAGTGGATCTGGTACGGACGCAGGACGGCGTTGACATCTAGGTTCAGCTGGCCTTGCACCAGCTCGTCGACGCAATGCACGCAGGCCTGGGTATCGACGTAGCGAGGCGTGCGCAGATCGCGGGCGCTGTGGTTGTGGCGAGTGAACAGGCAGGGCGGCCCCATGACCGTCTCGGCATGGAAGCTGTCGCCGAGATACCAGCCCGTCTTGCGGCGGACCATCAGACGACTGGCATCAGTGGGTATCCGGCCGGCGCGGTGATCGTGCCGCCAAGGGCCTTGAACTGCTGCGCCAGGGGCAGGACCTCAGAGCGGTGTGTGGCCCAGAGCTCGTGGCGGGTGGAACCCTCGATGATGACTGGCACCAGGATCAGATTGGCGCGAGCGCGCTCAGGCAGGCCGCAGACCAGAGCCAGGCGACCATCGAGCTGGCTTTTGATGCGAGTGCCTGGGGGATTGCTTTGCAAGAGAAGTCGTGCGGGTGGGCGCAGTGTAGGTGGCGCCAAGCGTTCAGACCAGTCGCAGATGGGCGTCTTCCGTCTCTTCAACGTCATCGCGATCCGGGTTCGAGGCGGCGGCGCAGCGCAGTGGGCCTTCCACGGCCAGAAGCTCGACGCCAACGCCGGCCTCCCCGAAGACCTGGCGGGCCCGGGCGATCGATTCAGCCCAGCGCATGGGCGTGACGAAGTCGGGTGCAACGACTTTGGTGATGCCCACCTGGATCAAAGAGGTGGCGCAATTCGAGCAAGGCAGCAGCGGGTAGACGTAGACACTGGCCCCCTCCAGGCAGACGCCATGACGGGCGGCAAATGTCACCAGGTTGAGCTCGGCGTGGATCGTCAGAGCCAGGCGCAGCTCGCGGTTGAGCAGGCGCTCCTTGCTGTCGAGGATGCCAGCAGGCAAGCCGTTGTAGCCGGTGGCAATGATGCGCCGATCTCGGACCGCCACGGCGCCGACCCGGGTTGAAGGGTCTTTACTCCAGGCGGCCTTGGCGGCAGCTTCGTACATGAAGCGCTGGTCCCAGTCCTTGGGGATCTTGGGGTAGCGAATGGCGCGGAGGTTGTCGGTCATGGGACGGGGTGGGTCTTGCTAGAGGAAACGCCTGGCCGGAAATCGTTCCGCTTGCAGCAGGGGCAGGGCATCGGGAATCGCAAGGCGCGCTGCTCCAGGTCACTTCGCAGGTAGCCGCATTCACTGCACTCCCACACCAGGAACGGAGGCTCAGCCATGAGCCTCCGGCAGCGGCAGCGCCCAGAGGGGCAGCCAGTAGTTGCCATAAGGGCCGCCATCAACTAGCTGCCACTCAGGCATCCCGGCGCGATTGAACCACCACAACCGGCCTTCAGTATCAAAATCCGCAGGTACAGGCAACCTCTCGCCCACCGGGACCGGCGCGGCGAGGAGGGTGCGGGCGCGGTCCACCATCGCCTGAGCGGCAGCAGTGTGCTCGTCGGCCGGATCGTTGATCAGGTAGCCCTCAATCCACTCGTCCAGTTCGTCGGCCAGTTCAGCGCACAAGGCGCGGAAGTCGGTGGGAGTGGTCATAGTTCATCGTCCTTAAAGAGTGTTTCAACTGTTCGATCTGCTAACCATATACAGCCAACTGTGACTGCCAAGCCGACACCAAAGTAGATGGCCAGTCCTGCTATTAGCATCACTCCACCTTCTCCCCTGCCTGCTTCAAGGCGCGGAAGTCGGGCCTTGCGGCGGCCAAGGTGCTGGCCAGGTGCCCTTCAAAACTCATTCTGCGGCTTGCACATCTGCGCCAGATCCTACACCTGTGTCAGCCTTCTCGTCGCCCGGCCTGAACCCAGATTGCCAGATACGCCTTGCGGCGGTGTTGAGCTCGTCGCGGCCGGTGAAGCCCATGGCCTTGGCGGCGGTGATCAGGCCCTGGCGGAGGCTGACCGCGCCGGGGAAGTCGCGGTAGCGGGTGAGCAGGCGGGCCAGGTCGACGACGTCCTGGTCGGTGTAGGTGCCTGGGGTGCAGGCCAGCAGGCGGTCAACGGTGGGCCGGTCGCGGTCCTCGAGGGGGTGAACCGACTGGCGGCCGTGAAAATCGATGCTCATGGGTGGACGGTTCGGAGATTGGCCGTGAAGGGTCGGGAGCCGTGGAGGGCGTGACGAGAGTCGTGGAATGCTGGGCCGCAAGAAGTGGGTTGCAACATCCACGCTTCAAGAGCCCTTGGTATGACTAGATTGGTACTCATTGCTTGGGGTGCTTGTGCACGCGCCTTATCGGCCCGAAGGCCCGAGAAAGCCCTTGCGGGAACAGGTGTCAGGGGTGCACGCACTCGGTCAAGCCGGATCCCTGTCCTTCTGTCGATTTTATATCCCCCTTTCTTGCTCTTCTTCAGCAAGTTTGGGACGTGGGAATCATAGCCGGATCCGCTGGTTGGACGTGAAGGGTCAAAGGGTGCGCTGCAGGGTGGAAGGGCGTCCGCATGGGAATAAACAATTTTGACGGCAGGATAGGGGGAGAGCTTGACGAGCACGGCACCCCCTGAAACCTGTTGCTGCCAGGGGTTTAGGGCGTGACGCGCCCCCCTCTCAGTCTTAGACCCACGCGACGTGTCATGAGACTGAGGAGATAGCGCGGGGAGGAGGCCCTCCCCTGCAGTGGTTCTCGGCCGAGCGTCACGACCAGCCTGTCTCACTGAGACTCAGCCGGGGGGCTTGGTCGAGGGTTCCAGCCAGACCCTGGTCACCTTGCCGAAGATCCGGACCCGAGTGGGCACCCAGCCCAGGCGCTTCATCTCGTCGGAGACGGGGATCTGCATGTTCTTGAAAGCGGTGACGTCGATGCCCATCTGCTGGAGCACTTCGGCCAGCAGCACGTAGCGGCGGCCCTTCACCATGCCGGTGGTGTGGACGCCCAGGACCCGGGAGACCATCGGGCCGACGGCGTTGTCGTGGGAGAAGCCGTCGATGTAGGCGTTGACCAGCCCCAGCTCGTAGGAGGAGAAGGTCCATTCCTCGCCGGCCAGGTAGGCGGCGTAGGCGGCGGCCCAGATCGAATCGCGATCGCGCTGCAGCCGATCGAGGTCGATGATCTTGACCCGGGCGTCGTCGGGGCTGGGCACCTTGCCGTGGACGATGATCGGCAGGAAGCGCCGGTTGCCGGTGGGGTCGACCAAGAAGTCCTTGTTGTTGGTGGCGCCAGCCAGTACAAAGGACCTGGGATAGAGGGCCTCGTTCTGGTACTTCTTGGCGGAGTAATCGACCGCGGTGGAGACCAGGTTCTTGAGCTCCTCGACGAAGCGCCGCTGGAAGTAGCGCTCGACTTCATCGAGCACGACGACCCAGCCGGCATGCAGGATGTGGGGCTTTTCCTTCAGGAAGCCGATGCCCTGCTGCACGGTGGTCGACCAGGCGGGTCCGGAGTGCTGAGGCGGAACGAGGTAGCGGAGGAAAGCACTCTTGCCGACGTTCTGGGCGCCGACGAAGACCGGCATCCAGGGGGCATCGCAGCCGGGCTTCATGGCCCGGGCCACTGCTGCGATGAAGAACCGCCGCAGGATCACATCGGCGATGTGCTGCCCCTCGAGGTGGAGGTTGTCGCTGTCCTCGCCGTCGATGCCCAACAGTTCGCTGGCCAATCGATCGAAGTAGGGGCAGGGAGCCTGGGCCGACAGGCAAGTGTCGAGGTAGCCCTTGACCGGGTTGTAGCGCTTCTCGTAGGCGATGACCTGGATCAGGTCGTTGACCATCGTCTTGGGCATTAGGTCGCTATCCCCACGACTGAGGCGGATGTACGTGGTGCTGGAGTCCGGCAGCAGCTGGGGGGCGTCCTTGGGGCCGAACTCGACCTGGTCGGTGACCATGTTGCGGCGCAAGCCCGGGTAGAGATTGCGCAGCCGGCCCATGGCCTGCTCGACCACGTTGGCTTTCTTCGGGCGACCGGGGCCGCGCTTTTCGGGGGGCTTGCTGCTGGTCGGCGGCGGGGGGTCGCCCTCGAAGGCCGCGTCTTCGTAGCCGGGGGCTTTCGGCGCGGCCGGGGTGGCCACCTGGGCCCAGGGAGAGTTGGCATCGAACATCGAGGCCTGCGGCGTGGCCGGCACTGTCACGTCCGGGTCGCCCATGAAATCGAGAAGGTCGTAGCCCGCCCAGGTGTCGCTGTGCCCCTTGAAGCCGTAGCCCTCACTGCTGCGCAGTTCGTCGGGCAAACCATCGCGCCAGCTGGGGTTCTGCTCGGAGGCCAGAAAGAACAGGGTTCCCAGTGAGCTGCCCTTGAGGCCGGCGAACCAGCGCTCGGAGGACTGGCGCCTGTTGCCTCCTGAGCCGTGGTGACCGCGGGAAGCCCAGTCGCTCCAGGCCGGGAAAACGGCATCTCCGCCGGCGCGGGCGGCCGCGGAGATGCGAACGAACCTGTCGCGCTCGCCGTCGCGAGTGGGCTCGATCACCTGCTCAAGGACGTGGATGGCGCGCAGGATTGAGATCTCGTCCACTTCAGAAGCGGCATCGCGGCAGGCGGAGCGCTGCTGCTCGAGGAAAGCCTCGGCGTCGCTGATGATCTGGCTGTCGAGGACGGCATTCACATCGACGCCCATGTGGGCGGCATCTGAGTTGCCGTAAAACAGCCTCGTGGGGTCTGTGCAGCTGCGATCCCCGCCGAGGGCGTTGGTGAGGATCGTGACGATCGCCTTGTACAGGTCGCCGCCATGGATGGTCTCGGGGAGGCGGAACAGGACGCGGAAGCGGTGCTTGCCGTTGCCTGGGTCGTGGGATGGGGTGCTGTAGACGCAGCAGGCGGAGGCGGCCAGGGGGTGGTCTGCGAACTCGCTGATCGTCAGGCCGTAGTCGATGTCGACGGCCACGAGTGAAGCGGACTCGAACGCGGCGGCGGTGCGGTGGTCAGACGTCATCGCGGCGGCAATGAAGGCGCCGCCGTCAGCAATGTGGTCGATCAGGCCCTTGAGATCAGTTGTTCGCCGCTGCCAGCCGTAGCCGAAGCGGGGCTCCCAGACGGAGGGCTTGTTGCGGATGTCGGGGTGGGCAGACCAGGAGATGGGGCGGTCAGTCATGAAGGGGCGGTGGTGCCGCTGGAGGGACGCGAGATGCAGCTTGCGGCGTTGTTGCCGCGATGTCAACCGGGATGCGCGCACCTGCGCCATGCGTGATACGGTTGACACAGAACAGACACCGATGCAACAGATTGACCAAGGTGGTGCGCCCGCTCGTTGCCTTGCCTTTATTTCTTTAGTATTTGCGCGTTAAACCATGTCCACGTCACGCCTCGTGAAAAGTTCGACACCGCCAGGCGACCCGGCATCGACCAAGCAGCGCACAGACGCTGAGCGCCAGCGCATTGAACGTTTCATCCAGGCCCTGAACCAGGCGATGGTCATCGGCAACCTCAGCCAGCGCAAGCTGGCCACAGCGATCGGCGTCGAGAGCGGCACGTTCACGAAGTACCTGAGAGGCAGTGTTGACCCGTTCAAGATCGGCAGCGCCATCCAGGCGGGGTTGGCCCGCCAGCTGGGGGTGACGATGGACGCCTTGATGGCTTATTACGAGAGCGGGGAGTACCTCTCAGGGGTGGACGCCGATCAGGTGGAGTCCTGGATCCGCTCGGAGGCCGGCCAGGAAGGCCTGGTACGGCTGCTGCAGGCACTGCAAGAGGCAGGACAACGCTGGGGTGAGTCCGGCTGCCCGCAAGCCGCGCAGCCGGCAGCTCTGACGCCGTATGAATGGCCGGCTCAGGTGGTCGATGAGAGTGGGATGAGCGGTGAGATCCTGGAACGACTGGGTATCCGGTCCCAGGCCCTTGATGCCCTGATCGAAACTGGCGAGATCGACGAGGATCTGGTCGATGGTTTTGCCCTGCTGGTTCGCTCGACGCCCGACTCGGTGCGCGAAGCGTTTCGCCTACGTCAACCCCTGGGCTGACGTCGCGCTTCTGGCGGTGCCAGAATGGCCTGAGAATCTGAACGGGCTCCCTGATCCGGAGCGGGTGCCGGGCCATGGATCCAGTGCTGTTGGCCCTACTGGTAGAGCGCTTGAGCTGGGTCTTCGGGGTCGGCGCGGTGGCCTATGGGTTCACGCAGAAGAATCCCTGGGTGCTGCCCTTGCTGCAGCGTTGCGGGGCCGCAGCCGGACGCTTGCTGCCAGGGCATCAGACGCAGCGCAAGCTGGACCTGGTGCTGTCGGAACAGAAGCAGATGCGGCAGCAGCTGTATCCCAACGGTGGCAGCTCCCTGTTCGACCTGACCAAGCGCAATGAGGTGGCCCTGGGACGGATCCGCCGGCACCTGGCGATCGTGGAAGCCCAGAGCCACTCGATGCGCGACAGCACGGGGATGCTCACCTACTCAACCAATGCAGAGGGAGAGCACGTCCAATCGAGTCGGCCTCTGCTGGCCCTGCTGGGCATGGAGCAAGGGGAGGCGACAGGCCTGGGCTGGAAGAACTGCATCGCCCCGTCTGACCTGAGCGAGTACGTCGAAGGCTGGAGCTCAGCGGTGGAGGACGGCCGGGACTTCATCTGCGATGTACGGCTGCGGAATCTGCGCACCAACCAGCTGATTCCGGTGCGGGTGACAGCTGATGCGGTGCGGGTGGATGGGGAGGTGGTGGGCTGGATGGGACGGATCGAGAGGGTGAAGCCATGAAGGCGCCCACGCCGGTGTTCACCATGGCGGGCCTGCTGACGGGGCTGGGACTGGTGTTCATCGTGGATTGCCGGGTCAACTCGACGAAGTTCGATGCCGGCTGCTACATGCAGGGGGTGGGACTGGCCACTGGAGCTGGCGGGTTTGCCCTTGGGTATGCGACGCCGAACCCGGCGATCGATGCACGTCGTCGCAGGGAGATCCTCGAGGACCTGTACCGGATGCCGCCTGCAGGTCCGCCGCCGCCGAAGCCACCGGATCCGCCGGTAAGCCTGGGCGGACCGATGTCGTTCGGCAAGTGAAGCAAGGGTGTGGGGCTGGTGTACCAGCCAGCCCCGGGTCTGCGGTGTTGGCGACCGCAGCACGGTGCCTTCTTACGGAAGGCTGAGCCAGCGTAGCGCAAGCTCAGGAGAGCACCTCGAAAGCCGACGATAGACTGGGCCTGCTTTCTACCCGGGCGTGGACGTGATCACCAGCCGTTTCGCGATGCAGAGCCCGGAGCTGCGCCGCCTCTACATCGACATGGGCCTCGTCCCCAGTGAAGATCATTTTCTCCGTGAGCTGCTAGAAGACATGACCGAGGAGCAGATCGTGGCGGCGGCGCGCCAGCTGGAGGCGCGGAACGCTGAACTTGCCAGACACAAGAACTATTCCGACGACGGGGAGTTGCTCCCCTTCTAGGGGCGGCTCCCGCTCAGGCGGTCACCAGCTCCTTCTGCTTGGCGGCCGGCAGGGCATGCAGCTCCTCGAGGGTGAGCCCTGCCGCAGCTGCTGCCGTCTCCTGCTGCACCAGGTCCTGGTAGGCGCGCACCTTCTGGAGCCACTTGACCTCGAACTTCTTGAGCTCGGGCCCGTGGATCTGGAAGCGCTGGGTGATCTCAGGGGTGGAAGTGAGGATCTCGACGCGGTTGATGTGGATGCCGAGGGTTTCCTTGATGGCGATCTTGTAGGCGGCCAACTGGGTGGCGCACTTCAGGTACTTCATCCAGCCCCCGAAGGTGCCGCCGGCCTCGGTGACGGCCTCGTCGGGGTAGAAGCGGCAGTAGGGGTTGTTGGAGGTCTTGAAGTCCACCAGGAAGTGACTGCCATTGCGCAGGGCGATCAGGTCGGGGACACCGGCGTAGCGGTATTCGAGTGAATACACCATGGCGATGCCGCTCTCGGCGTCGATCAGGTGGCGGTGTTGGGGCAGCAGCGGCACCTCGCTCCAGATGAAGGAGTCGTAGGAATCCAGGTGTCGGGCCAGGCCATCCCAGTAGCAGTGGATCTCGGGTGGGACCGAGACCGGACGGCCGCGGACGTAATCCTCACAGGCGGCGTGGATGGCGGTGCCCCGCTCAGCGGCCGCTTCCCGCCCGCCAGGGTTGTTGGCCAGCCAGTTGTTCAGGGCCGCCTTGCTGGCGGCCGTGGCGGTCGCTCCAAGGACAGTCGTGACCGAGGGGACATAGACCTCCGGTGCGACCTGATAGTGCCGCCTGCCGTTGATCTCGAGGCGAATCGGCACGGAGGCGTCTCATGTGAGACCCACTGTAGGAGCCGTGTCTGGCAAGGCACCAGGCGACGGCGAGCATCATCGCCGGCCGACCAGGATCAGCTGCCAGTTGCAGATCAAGCTGCTGCTCACCTGGCAGGTCCAGAGCCGGCCGTCGCGATCGACGGCGAACAACTGCTGCCAACCGTGATCGCGGGGGCTGGCGGCCAGGGACTGGATGCTGGTGGGCTTCAGGTTCAGCGCTGAGGCGGAGTCGGTCTTGGCGGTAGCGCGCGCAGAGAAGTCGGAAGGGACGAACAGGGCCACGCCGTTGGCCAGCAGCAGGGCGGCCAGGCCGCCCCAGATCCATTGCCTGCCGCGGCATTCCCGTGCCGCTTCGGTGCTGCCCTGGTCCGCCATTGCTGCTTGTGCTGGAACCCCAAGGCTATCGAGGCTGGTGCCTGAGCATGCACGGTGGGGCAAAAGAAAACGCCCCGACCAATGGCCAGGGCGTTCTCCAGGGTTCCCTTCACTGATCCCGGGATCAGGGTACACCAGCTAGGGCTTGCGGGTGAAGCGGACGTAGGTCCAGCCCTTGCCCGGCAGCAGCCGCATCAGCAGCTTGCGCCACCAGGGGGTCTTGTAGCGGGCCATGCCCTTGGTGATGCGGACGTCGCTGATCTGGCCCATGAAGTCGTGCTTCCAGTCGGAGGGTTGGGGCTTGCTCATGAGTCGAGGTCGGTCCAGTCGGAGCCGGGTTCAGGGACAGCATCTTTCCACGGATCGCCAGCGGTGCCCATGACATTGGCCAGCAGGTCCTTGCCCTGCTGAGCCTGGCGGTAGGCCCCCATCTCCTCGAGGGCGTCGCGGGTCATCGGGGCCACGGCCTTCATGACATCGGGGATCTTCATCGTCCCCAACTCCTTGTGGAGTTTGATCGACAGCAGGGGCCCCAGCAGGGTGAGATAGGCCATGGTGTATTGGTCCATCTGGTAGGCCCCGAAGCTGGCGCCAGAGTTGGTGAAGCCCTCGACGTTGAGGTCGAGGGACTTGAGGCGCTGCAGCAGCTCGTGCTGATTGCCAGCCATCGCCGTGAGCTGGGCAGACTGGAACTCCAGATGGGAGGCGATCCCATCGAGGCGGTCAATCAGCTTCTTCACCAGGTCCGGCAGGGTCGGCTGATTCTGCGGGTTTGTCATGGGACTCGTCGGAAAGGATGGAAGCGCCGCGGAAGGCGCGGGTCAGGAGCAGGGCCCCGCGTTGCACAGGGCCAAGGAGCGCCCAGGCTTGCGCCAGCAGCTGCTCGTCACTCTGGCTGAGGATGCTCTTGACGTCCTGGGGCCCGGTCGCTTTCTCCAGTCTTTCGAGGATCTCGGCGACAGATAGCGATGACCACTGGGGTCTCGAGGGGGGTGGGTACGCACACGGTTGAGCTGTCATGGGGTGCGCAGGTGCGAGTGGTGTGATGGACGATGCGGTAGGAGTCGATGGCACCTTCAAGCAGTAGCGCTCGGCACGCCTGGTCGCAGTGTTCTGGCCTGTGTTCGCTGAACGGCGCGATGGGCAGGACGTGAATGTCCTGTGTGGCCGTGCGTGAAAAGGGCAGCTGGCGCTGCCGGTCAAGGCATTCGCGCAGGCCGGTCTTGATGTTGTCGACGATTTGATCGAAGGAAACAGCGCAAGCCTGGAGACTCATGGAATGATCTTGAAATGATGAGATGACTGAGGGTCAAGGCGTTGGAGCAGGCGTCTCATGACCAGCTGCTGGAGCTGGCAAGGACGATCGCTTACGCCTTGATGGTGGTAGAGCCGAGCGCCAAGCGCTGGCTGGTGCGCTCGGCTACCGCTCGCAGTGGTTCGGCTGCGGAGGCGGCAATGGTGTTGCTAGGCGACCCGGCTGACGCAGGGTAACGCAAGTTGATGCAAGAAAGCTGCACATTTGAGGTAAATGCGCAGCTTTCGAGCCCTAAACCACCAGGCTTGGTGGTTTCTAGAGCTAAATAATTATTACTTCCGTCTTAACTGCTACCACGAAGAGGCGTCGCCAGGCTGATCAGCACTGGGTGCCACCGCTGCACCGAGGGCGTCGGTCGCCTCAGGCGGCTGGCCCTTGGGCTTGGCCTTGCCTTTGGGGGTGGCGGGCCGCCCGGCGAACGGGTCCGCCCCATCGAAGAGCGCCGGCAGCCAGATGCCGTCACGGGCCTTCTCCCAGCGCTCGATCGCCGCCGGGGTGGCGGGCTTCAGGGCGGGGATGGCGGAGTAGACGGTGTCTTTTTTGATGCCGGTGCGGTTGATCGCGAAGTAGTAGGGGGCGATGGCGTCACCCTCGTACTGGTAGTCGTCAATCGCAAAGGTGCGCTCCAGCTGTTCGCGCAGCTTGAGCTGGGGTACGAACAGAACCGAGAACTGGTCGGTCTCCTTGGAGAGGACCACAATCGCCATGCAGTACTTCGGGGTGTCCTTCTCGCCGGTGTTCTGGGTCTTGCCGGCGTAGCTCAGGCCGATGTCCTCGAGGTAGTCCTCCGGGAAGTCGACGAAGCGCCGAGATTTCTTGGCGGTCTCGGAGTAGTACTCGTAGCCGCAGATCAGGTGGCCGCTGCTGTAGGTGCCGCAGGGGCGGACGTTGACCGTCTAGCCATCGGACA